TCTATTGTATTGTCATAAATAGGATACATACAAGATACTTTTTTATCTTGTCCTATTCTAAATGCACGGTCTTCACATTGAGACATATCTGAAGGAACAAAAGATAAATCATTAAAGATAACAACTTCAGCAGCAGTTAAAGTAATACCAACTCCAGCGGCTTTTACATTACCTATAAAAACTTTTACCTTATCGTCATTTTGAAATCTATCTACACTTTTTTGTCTATCTTCTTTTTTCATTGTACCGTTAAGAATTACAGCTTCTTTTTTGTATTTTTCATACAAAGTCATTAGGGGTTCGGTGAAATTAGTAAAAACAATAACCTTCTTATCTTGTTTTAAACATTGGTCTATTACCTGTATAGTTTCTTTAACCTTTTCTAACGCTATAATTTGTCTAACTTTCATTAGTTTTGAAAGTTGTATAGATAACCCCCTGTTTCTATTTTGTCTACGCCAATCTAAATATTCACCCATTTCTTCTTCATAGACCTTAGATTTAAGTTCCATGTGTATCGGGGTAATAATTTTATCGGGTAAATCCAAAACATCTTCTTTTAATCTTCTAAGTACTTTATCGTTAGTTTTATCCCTTAATTCCTCTAGGTTAGTAGCACCAAAAGTCAACCAAATTTTTCTATACCCCCTAAAAATCTGTTTACCATCACAATATCTTCTTACATAATGTATCCAATTATTAGCCACCCTAGAACCAACTAATTTTAATAAGTTGTAGTAATTCATTGGTCTAGAAGTCATGGGGGTACCGGATAATAACCATAATCTGTCTATTTTAGAAGTTAGATTGTTTACTAACTTTGTTCTTTGAGCCTTCCCGTTAGAAACGTAATGAGCCTCATCTATTATCACCAAATCAAAATTAGAGTCTAAAATTTGTCTATTTTTATCTTTATCTACTGGTAAAGAATGAAAGTTTTTGAGTATATCATAATTTATAATTACATATTTACCATCTTTCCATTTTTTACCTTCTACAATACCTACGGATTCCTCCGTGTAATTTTCAATTTCTCGTTTCCAGTTAACTTTTAAAGAAGCTGGACAAATAATTAAAATCTTTTTTGCTTTACAACTAATACTTGCCATAATTGCAGAACTGGTCTTACCCAAACCCATATCATCAGCAAGTATATATTTTTTATTAGATACTAATTTAGTGATAGCAATTTTCTGGTGTTCAAACGGGGGTCGATGAGAAAATTCCTTAAAATCTACTTTAATGTCTGGACTAGACCTAGGTACTATTTGATTTTTTGGTACCCAGAAAGAATTTAGGTTTTCCGAATCAATAACCTTACCCCAAACATGATAGGCTTTATCAGTCTCACTTAATAATTTTTCAATCCATATAGATTTAGGTGGTGATTGTAAAAATTTAGTGGTCATATACTCTTTAGCTAGATAATCCTCAATCTCCATCCATAACCTAACTACTTTGGGTTTGTTATTATAATTTTTATTAATATACTCAGCTTGTGAACGTGTTAAAGTAAAGGTTTTACTATTAAGCATATTATTTTTTAGGCCTATAATATAGTTATTGGCCCCACAATATTCACTAAGTGAATTTTTAGCTTTAATTTCCGGTAAGAAATTTTCCATAGGTATAATATAATAAAAAGAGAAAAGAAAGACAAATTGTATTTATAATAAAAGGACATATTAATATGGCAAATAAAAAAATACCAATTACACGAATATCTAAGTTTTTCGGAGCGGAAGATTTTGATTTAGAACAGAATATTGGAATGGAGTGGTTACATGGTGACATGCACTTTACATTAGTTTTATTTAGGGTAGATAGTAAATTGTCTGATGTTGATGATGTCTATGGTGAATCAGGACCCGAAGAAATTAGATTTAAGGTACCGGTTGAGTTTAATGCATATGTAAAAATAGACGAACCAAGGTTAGATAGTTATGCTACAGGATTGGTTAAAGACTTAGAACCGGGAAACATGACCTTAGGGGTTTACCTAAAACATTTAGAAGAGTTAGATATAGATATTAATTACGGTGATTATATCGGTTATCCAGAAAAAGAAAATAAGATGAGGTACTATACAGTAACTAATGACGGTAGAGTTACATCAGACAATAAACACACAATAGGTGGGTATAAGGCTTTTTACAGAACAATTACATGTTCTTATGTAAGTCCAAATGAATTTAAAGGAATATAATGTCATTACCAAAAAAAGTAAAAAAACATTTAAATATAGCACCTGGACCTATACAAGGACATTACCCAGATGGGTACGATGGCCGTACAACACCTAATAGGAGAAGAGAACTTGCTGATTTAATTAATGATGATGGTACATTTTTACCTAAGTCACTTTTACACGCAGATTTAGATAGGGGTATGTTAGATTTTGTACAGACACAATTAAAGACCGTAACTAGTGGAAAGGCTATAAATGTTATAGATAGGATTTTAACTTTACAAAGATGGGCAGAATTTTCACAGACTTGGAAGTTTAGTACTTCTGATAAAAATGTTAATTTACCATTTATAGTGGTGGTAAGAAAACCAGACGTACAGTACGGTAGTAACCCAGCTTTACAATATACTATACCAGATAGAAAACAATTCCATTATGCGAAAGTACCTACTTGGGATGGGAATAGAAAGGGATACGACATATACACAATACCACAACCAGTACCTGTAGACATAACTTATGATGTCAAAATAATTTGTAATAGGATGAGAGAGTTAAATAACTTTAATAGAAAAACATTACAAACGTTCACATCTAGACAAGCTTATACATTTGTAAAGGGACACTACATTCCTATAGTACTAGAATCTATAGGGGATGAAAGTAAGATAGACACAGAAGACAGAAGATACTACCAACAAACATATCAACTCCAACTACAAGGATTTTTATTAGATGAAGAGGAGTTTGAGGTTAAGCCAGCTATTAGTAGGGAATTGGTTATGTTTGGTTTCGATAAAAAAAATAGAAAAAAAGAAAGAAAGAATTTAGATGTTCACAACCCAGATAAAGTAAGGACTAATGTAGATTTTCCACCTGGACAATCAAGCCAAACAATAATTTACGATTATAAAAATAATATTAGAGTAAGGAGATTAAATAATATATCAAGTGTTCAGTTTGAAATAACAACCCTAGAAAATAATTACCCATTAACTAAAATAGTTACAGAAGAACCTTTTTTAATAAACAGTGGTGACACGTTAAAAATAACAGTAGTAAAAAATAACCCAGGAGCAGCAAGATTAATTTTAGATGAAAAGTTAGTTAGATAACGTTATTCCCCATATATATCTTTTTTCACCTTACATTTTTCAACAATTAATTTTTCTATAAAAGCAAACATTTTTAATCCGTTTTTATTACAATACTCTTTAAGGATAGAATGAGATTCTTCACTTATCTTTAAATTTTTAATTTTTCTTTTTTTACTTTCTGAAGACATATGGGGGGTATTTTTATAATAAATAAGATAATGTATGAAAAAAGTATGAAAAATTACATACAAAGTAGTGAATAACCTATTTTACTACGTAACTTTTCGGTTTAGGGCATGTATTTATAATAAAACTATTAATAAAATATTTTAAAAATTATAAAAAATGGCAGACGGTAATAAGGTATTTGTTTCTCCAGGGGTATATACTTCGGAAAAAGATTTAACATTTGTAGCACAGAGTGTTGGTGTTACAACATTAGGTTTGGTTGGTGAGGCCTTAAAAGGTCCCGCTTTTGAACCTATTTTTATACAATCATATGATGATTTCATAACAAGATTTGGTGGTACTTCCCCAGCAACATATGTGGATTCACAGATTCCACAATATGAATTAGGGTATATTGCAAAGTCTTATCTAAGTCAATCAAACCAACTATTTGTTACCAGAGTATTAGGTATAAGTGGTTATGACGCGGGTCCTTCTTGGACGGTAACTACAATAGGTGAATTAGACCCTTGTAGTTTTTCAGGTGCAAGTACAGGTATTACTAGTGCAAGTACAGGAAACGTAACTAACGGTACAAGAATAAAGTTCTATGTACCAATGACAGGTTCAAACGTATCACTAACAAGTGTTAGTAATGCTTTTACAGATGTACAATTAGTAACAAACTTCTTTGACTCACTACCGGTACCTATTAAACAACACTTTAATGATGAAACCGTAACAAAATGTAATGGAGACACACTACCAACACTTAATAGTTCGTTTATGGATTGGTTTAGAGCTAGTTTCCAATATAGTGCGGGGACTGGTGCAGATACACAAGCTTTCTCAGCAGCAGCTTTCTATAACGGTTCCATATATCAATACGGATGTCTACCATTGGCTAACACATACGCTGCCACCGCTACAACCAATACGACATTATCAGCTACGGGTACAACAGTAATTACAAACGTATTAGATACGGATTGTACTACAGCTCTTGGGTGTCAAAGTACATATTGTAACGATGCTTGGTATTACGCATTATTTGACTATTCGGGTGACACAACATGTTGTAGTGGAACATCCTATAGTGGAGTAGCTTACCAAATATATGCAAGTGCTACCACATCAGTTCAAAAAGTATCCACTGGAACTACAATATTTACAGGAAATACCTACATAAATGGTGTGTTAACTACAGCTTGTACAGTTTATTCAGGTCATGTAGTGGTCGATTATGTAGAATATAATGGGGCTAAACCATACGTAGATTATGATGGTATGGCAGTCCTTACATTTAGGTCTAGAGGATTAAGTTCTAAATCTTCTGGTGGACCAGTATATGAAATAAGTGGTAATACGGTAGGAAATGTTACATTTGATTGTTCAGGAAATTACTACAAAGTATTAGAAAATCCTTTGGCACCATTTGGTGTTAGTGCACTTACAGATGCTGGGGTATCATATACGTTTAAAACTTCGTTAGATAGTACAGCTAAAGATTACGCACCTAGAGTATTTGGTATAACACCATTCGATAAGAAAACTCAAGATGTTCCAATTTTTGTTGAGGAGGCATATCCAAACCTACTAAAAGACGCTTATAGAAGAGGTAAGGTTAGAGGGTTACAATGTTGTATGGTACATTTACCAGCAGCAAGATTCAATAACGCTAACTTAGATTCTATAGCTTGGTACATGAATCAATGGCAAACACCTGAAACACCATACGTTGTTTCGGAAATGCAGGGTACAGACATATTTAGATTATTTAAGTTCATCTCAATATCTGACGGTAACGCAGCTAACAGAGAAATTAAAATATCATTAATTAATTTATCTTTTGAAAGAGGGGAGTTTGACGTAATTGTAAGAGATTACTACGATACTGATGCGAGTCCACAAGTATTAGAAAAATATACTAGATGTAGTTTAGACCCAACTAAGGTTTCATTTATTGGTAGAAAAATAGGAACTTCTACTGGTGAGTTTGAATTAAAGTCTAAATATATAATGTTATTCTTAGCAGATGGTGTTTTAGATGGTACATTTGTTGGTTCACTACCTTGTGGTTTCGAAGGTTATAGAGTTAGACAATATGGAAATTGTTCAATAAATCCATTTATACAATATAAAACTAAATATTACAACCCAGGTGAGATTGTATACGACCCACCTTTCGGTTCTGGTACTGTAAATAACCAAGTTAGAAGTGGTGGTGATAAAATATCAAAAACTTATTTAGGTATATCAGATACATTAGGAGCAGCTTACGATACTGATTTCTTTAACTTTAAAGGTAGAATCACACCTTCTAGTGTTTGTAATACTACTACTGGTACAGAATGGGGTGTAATAACACAAGGTTTCCATATGGATTCAGGAGCTACAATTGCTATAGGTGGTCAAGGAAACTATATAGATTTAGCTGGTACTAATATAGCGGGTAAACAAGTATTTGCGGTTGGAGCAACTTCATTTAGAAAAGAACCAACTTTAAGTACTGACCCATATAAAAAACTAAGAGCTCGTAAATTTACTGTAGCACCATACGGTGGTTTTGATGGATGGGATATATACAGAAAAACAAGGTCAAATACAGACGATTATAGATTGGGTCTAACAGGTTGGTTAAATGGGGCGTGTGTTACAGCAGAATACCCAACAGCTAGTGGGTTAGGGTCATTTAAGAAATTAAGTTCTACTGAAGGTAATAGTGACTATTACGCGTACCTAAGAGGAATTAACGAATTCTCTAATCCAGAAGCTGTAGATATTAATGTATTTGCGACACCGGGTATAGATTATGTGGATAATTTAGGTTTGGTAAATGAAGCGATAGACATGGTAGAAGATGATAGAGCGGATTCACTATATGTTACAACAACACCAGATTATAACATGTTCGTAACTAACACAACAGATACAACAAATCAAGTTACACCGGAAGAAGCTGTAGATAATTTAGAAGACTCTTTAATCGACTCAAATTATACGGCTACGTATTATCCTTGGATACAAGTAAGGGATACGGCTAATAATAAACAAATATACATTCCACCTACTGCGGAAGTTATGAGAAATATAGCATTAACAGATAATATTTCATTCCCATGGTTTGCGTCAGCAGGTTATACTAGAGGTATAGTACAAGCTACAAAAGCAAGAAAGAAACTTACTTTAGATGAAAGAGACACATTATATGTAGGTAGATTAAATCCAATAGCTACATTTAGTGATACGGGTCCAATTATTTGGGGTAATAAAACACTACAAGTTAGAGAGTCAGCTTTAGATAGAATTAATGTTAGAAGATTACTACTACAAACTAGAAAATTAATATCAGCTGTTTCAGTAAGATTAATCTTTGAACAAAATGATGAAATAGTTAGACAACAATTCTTAGACTTAGTTAATCCAATATTAGATTCTATTAGAAGAGACAGAGGATTAACAGACTTTAGAGTAGTACTTTCTAACGACCCAGAAGAAATAGATAGAAATGAAATGAACGGTAAAATATATATAAAACCTACTAGAGCGTTAGAATATATATTTGTAGAGTTCTTAATAACACCTACTGGGGCATCTTTTGAGGATATATAATATTTATAAATTAAGTAATAGAATATGAAATTTAATAAAAAAACATTGTCAGAAAGTTTAAACCGACCTTTATCGGGCAAAAAAGTATTCACTGAGGGTAAAATACAAAATGTTTTACTAAGTGAAGAACAATTAGATAGGTTAATTTTAACCCTAAATAAATCTAAAAATACCGCAATAAATAAGATAGTTTTTGAATCTTATGATTTAATAAGAAAAAGTATTGTTAGTGAAGGTTTAGAGTTAAATATAGATAATTATTCCGATACTATAATGGAACAAGGTCAGTATGATAGAAATCCTGGAGTTGCGGCAGGTGAAGGACTAGAGAACGTAATAAAAGGAATTCAAAAAGCCTACGAAATGATTAAAGATAGTGATACAAGAAAAAAACTTGCTAACTCTATCACTAAATTAGGTAATTTTATGACTATTACAGCTGATGCAATTGCTTCGGGGAGAGACCAAAGAGCGATGTCTAATCCAGATTCTTTAAGAGACCCACTTCCTTATCCAGAATTAGATGAAGGTCACGATAAAGAAATGGAAGAAGGTAAGAAAAAAGACCATGATGGTGATGGTGATATAGATTCTGACGATTATTTAGCTGCTAGAGATAAAGCAATCAAAAAAGCCATGAAAGAAGATAGTGAAGGTGAAGAAACATATAATTATGCTGATAATGAGGGTGAGGATAGAAAACACATTGAAGCCTTAAAAAAGGATATGGCGTATGATGAAAAACATGAATACAGAGATGAAAAAGGAACTCACTTTGAATCCGAAGAAGAAAAAGAAAGACTAATCCAAGAGGATATTAAAAAGATGAAACAAATAATAAAACCAATTTCAAAAATTTAATAAAATGAAAAAAGTAAAAAAAATACAACTAAAAGAATCAGAATTAATAGATTTGATAGAAAAATTAGTTAAGGAAAACTTAGGTAATGGTAATGGTCAAAATCTAGGAATGATGAATACTCCAACAGCAAAATATAAAGACCTTGTGGAAGACGAGGACGTTGAGGGTATCGATGAACTGGAAGAAGAAGAGTTAGATGATGAAGGAGGTGATATGGTTGACCCAAAAACTGGTGAAGTGGTAAAAACAGAAAGTAGAAAAATACCAAAAAAGACTTTAAAATTAACTGAAAGTGATTTAATTAGAGTTATTAAAAACGTTGTTAAGGAACAAAATAAATAAAACTAAAAATTAATATTATGAAATGCGATTGCCAAGTTTGTGAATGTGGTACAAAATGTGAGTGTAGTTGTTGTGATTGTTAATATACTTAATTAATAAAAATAAAAGGTCCAAAAGGACCTTTTTTTATTCAACTAATTTACCCCCATTTAGTAAAATCAAAATTAAAATCATAGGTGATAATATAGGAGCTTTAATCATATGAGTTACTATGTAAAATACATACCACCCACTACTAGGATTATCTCCACGACTCTTTTCGAATTTTAAGTACCCACGTTCGATACTTTTTTCATTTATAATTAAAAATATAAACATTAATATCTGTGAGATTATAAGGTATGTTAATAGTATTTCAGTCATAATTTTATTTTTTTTTTTGGTTAAACTCCTATATTAATATATACGGATTTGTTTTAATTTAGTTACGTATTTTTACTCTTTAAATCCCATAAAACCCGTAAATTCTTTTTCTCTACCAGTTTCAGTTAGATAAGAACCCTCAAGAGCAAAAACTAATAAATCATTTTGAACATATAAAAACCCAACTCTATTTGAGAAGTAGTCAGTAAAGGCGTAAGTCACACACCCATCTTCTAAGTAATTGATATTAGTTATTGTTAAGTAAAGATTTACAGTATCTGGTGTAGTAAGTGACGAATACATAATTTGGGTAAAATCCAATGTAAGATTAACCGTATCCAAATCTAATTTAGTGGTGTTAGGACCATAGTTACCCAAAACAGTCAATTTTCCAAAGTCGTCGTTATTAAAATCTTGTGATAAGTTTTCCCCATTAATGACGGATAAATTTTCCGAAATATTAATAGTTTGAGCAAAAGTAAATAATGGTAATAAAAATAGTATTGTGATTAATTTTTTCATGTTTTTAGTTTATTAATTTTTTAAAAAATAGTTTATTGTAGTATCTACAATTATACCCATCTATGTTTTCGTAACTTTCTTGTACATAAAAATAAAGAGTATTATTTTGTAGACTGATTATTTCATATTGGATAGGGCGACTAGAACCACCCAACTGTAGTGTAGTGCCTACCAAAGATTCTGTTACACTTAAATTATTGGACGTAACATTAAGACCGTAAGGTTGTAGACTGTCATAGTCTAGTATAAAACTACCCATACCAGGTATATTATCTGGGATATCAAAAGACCAAGTAGTCGTGTAACGAGTTATTTCTTCAAACTCATACTGAGACCCCCCATACCTTAAACTACTAGTATTACCAGCATCAAAGTGGTGAAATTCTTCAGTATAATCTAATTCTAGATTTTCTATTATCATTTTTCCACCCATTAATAACCACTCACCTTCTAGTAAATTATCTTCCACATAAGATACTGGTGGTGGGTTAGTTGGTGGGGTTGGGTTACACTCTATTAGTGGATAGTTCTTTTCACAAGAGTATAGAGATAATATAATTAATAGTTTTATAATTTTTTTCATACTACAAAGATAATAAATAAAATCGATTAAACCAAATTAATTTGTATTTATATTATATGGCAAAACAAATAATCATAACTAAAGAACAATTAAAACTTATTGGTGGTATATTAGAAGAACAATCTAATAATATAAGAGCTTATAGTTTTGATTGGGACGATAATATTCTTAAAATGCCTACCACCATTAAAATGTTAAAAAATACTTCTGATGGTTGGGAACCTATAGAGGTGGGTACAGATGAGTTTGCTTTAGTTAGAGACGATGAAAATTATAAATTAGATGATGGTGCATTTGATAATTTTATAGATGAAGATGCCTTCTTAAATGACTTAAAAATAGCTTTAGAAACAAATTCATTCGCCCCTTCATTCGATAAATTTAAGGAAGCGTTAATATACGCCAACCCCATATCTATTATTACAGCTAGAGGGCACGACCCCCAAACCCTAAGAAAAGGGATGGATTTAGTTATATCACACACTTTTAACGAAACAGAATTATTAGAGATGATGGATAATATACAACAAGTATTTCCAGAGTTAGACGGTAATGACCCAGAATTAATATTAAAAACATATTTAGATGGTCACGAATATCACCCAGTAACATCCACAAAATTTACTGAAAAATTCGGATTAGAAGGTGGTTCTGCAGCAAATCCAGAAGAAAATAAAAAAATAGCTTTAAGAGATTATGTTACAAAAATAGTTCATAAAGCGGGAGAAATGGTGGGTAGTAAGTATAATAAACTATCCGTTGGGTTTAGTGATGATGATTTGGGTAATATAAATGCTATAATACCTTTTATACAGGAAGTATTACAGGTGGAGTTTCCTGAAGTAGATTTTATAGTTTACGACACTTCGGAGGGAATAAATAAAAAAATAGTATTAAAGAAGACGAATTAGGTAATTTTTTAACTCTCACTATATTTATAGATATATAAAAAGAATAAATTAATATAAAAAATAAACAACATGGCCGATTTATTGATGAAAATGCCGATACCTTATGAACCTAAGAAAAAGAATAGGTTTATTTTAAGATTTGATTCTTCATTAGGTATCAACGAGTGGTATGTAGAAAGTACTTCTAGACCACAAATAACTATAAACTCTGTTGAGGTACCATTTTTAAATACATCAACTTACGTTGCAGGAAGGTTTACATGGGGTACAATTAATGTAACTTTCAGAGACCCGATAGGTCCTTCAGCTTCACAAGCGTTAATGGAGTGGGTTAGATTACATTCTGAGTCGGTGACTGGTAGAATGGGTTACGCGGCAGGTTATAAAAAGAATATAGATTTAGAAATGTTAGACCCTACAGGTGTAGTGGTAGAAAAATGGATAATGCAAGGGACTTTCTTAACAGATGTTAATTTCGATAGTTTAGGGTATAGTGACGATGGTTTAGCTACCATTTCAGCAACTCTAAGACCTGACCGTTGTATATTAGTATACTAACAAAATAAAAAATATCATAATTAAAAGTCCTCAAAAGAGGACTTTTATTTTTTTACCCTTTACTTTACTATTATAATTAAGAAGCTTATATAGCTATATAAATAAAAATATTATGCAATATATTTACAATTATAATAATTATATATAAATTAACTTATGCAAGAAGAATTAAAACACCAACCAGAAACAATACTTCCTTATGACATGGTATCATTACCATCACAGGGAGTTTTCTATAAAAATAAAAAGAAAAGTGTTAAGGTAACATATTTAAATGCTTCCGATGAAAATTTATTAGCTTCTGCTGCGACTCAAAAAGGAGATTTAGTAAATCTATTAATCCAAAGAAAATTAGTAGACAAGGACATAAAAGCTGAAGAAATGGCTGATTGTGATAAAGAAGCTATTTTAATATTTTTAAGAAATACAGCTTTTGGTCCGGAATATACCGTAACACTAAAAGACCCTAAAACAGAGAAAAATTTTGACATCACGATAGACTTATCTATTTTAAAGACTAAAGATATAGAGGTTAAATTAGATGAAAATAATGAGTTTGAATTTTTACTAGAAAAATCTAATAAAAAAGTTAAATTATGTTTTCTGTCTCCTACAGCTCAAAAAGAATTAAAAGAGATTGATGAACAAAACAAGGACAACCTATACAACCCATTTATGACTAAGCAGTTAGAAAAAATGATTAAGGAAATAGACGGGAATAGGGACCCAATGACAATCGCACAATATATACAAACAATGCCTATCGCCGACTCTCATGCAATTAAAAAAGTAGTGAGAGATAATACACCATCACTAGACTTAACTGTAAAGTCCAAAACGCCTTCTGGTGATGAAATAAATGTGTTAATAGCGTTTGGTGTTGAGTTTTTTCGTCCTTTCTACGGCATATAGGAATGCCCTATTGCAAGAGTTTTACTATTTAATGAGACACCTCCATATAAGCTGGTCAGACCTACTACAGATGCCAACCTTTGAACGAAGATTTTACGTAAACCAATTAATACAAGACTTTACCAAAAAGAATGAACAACTTGAACAAGCTAAAAACCAAAGTAAAATGAGGTAATAACTATTTATAGTTAAACAACCTAAAAATGTTCAAACTGTTTAAACAACTACTAATTGAGTTTATTTTAACTGGAGCTAAACCTTATATAGCTTCACATCCTGAATTAGGAGTTCCTATCGGTATTTTTAACTACAAAGATGAACCTAATAGGGAAGCCCGTATTAAATCGATTAAAAAATTAGGTAAAAAAGGTAACCCACATTCAATTAAACTAGCGAAATTATTAGGGGTTGACCAACCAATTCCTTCATATGCTGATATTATGGTGGATGAGGCCGAGTATAAACAGTTAAAAGCAGATGTAAAAAGACTTACTAAGGCAGTACGAGGTATGGGTACCTCTAGTATAGATGAGGATAGGAGAGAGTACGAAGGTACCAATCAGTTATTTAAATTTTTACAACAAGCAGCACAAGTTAGAACACCAAGAAGTGGGTTGAGTGTAGGTGATTTAGGTGCTATGAAAGATGCGATGACGGATATATTGGACGGTAGTCTTGATATAGAGAAAAGTACCGGAGCAATATTAGATGGTCTAGCTTTAGAAGACACACTAAGACTAGATATATCAAAATCATTAGGGTTATCTAACGCACAATTATACGACCAAATAGAGATTTTAAATGAATCAGCGGTAGAGATGTCTAAATTTGCTATAACAGCAAATGATTTATACGAGACATTTAAAAAGATGACTAGTGAGATAGGTAGAAATTTATTTATCCCACCTGAAGTTACAGAAAGAGCATCCCTACTCACCAAAACACTTGCTGGATTTGACGCTGGAAAATTTGCAAAAGCATTTGATACTATAGGTTATAGTTTAGGTGATGCAATGGGTGAGGTAGACTCAACCAACAACGCTATGTCAGATATTTTAGAAACCGGGAGAGCATTTGGGGTTGTTATGGAAGAATTTTTAGGGACAATAGGTGATAATCTTAATTTAATTAATACATTTGGGTTTGAAAAAGGTACCGAGGGTCTAGCTAGAATGGTAGCTAGAGGACAAGCTTTAGGTTTATCCATGGATAAAGTAACTAGTTTAGCTGATAAGTTCTTTGACCCAGAAGGTGCTATAGATTTTGCCGCACAAATGAATGTAATTGGTGGTGCTGTGGGTGATTTAGCTGACCCATTCAAACTAATGTATATGGCAACTAATGACCTAGAAGGTCTACAAACCGCAATTGTAGATACAGCAGCAGCGGCAGTACACTTCGATAAAGAAAAAGGAAAATTTTCTATATCACCTGACCAGAGACGACAACTAAGAGCTATGGCAGAACAAATGGGAATGTCGTACCAAGAACTTGCGGACACCGCTATTAAATCTGCAAGAAGAGCTGAAGTCTTTAATAAAATGGAATTTACTGGTTATTCTGATACGGATAAAGAGTTAATTGCTGGTATGGCAGAAATAGGTAAAGGTGGTGTAGCACAGGTAAGAATACCTGGACTGGACGCTATGGTAGATGTAGAAGATTTAACCGCCGGACAAGTAGAGGAGTTAAAGAAAAGTAGTATGAAAGATAGTGATGTCTATAAACAACAACTAACTGTAGCTGAAGCAGCAAACCAATACTTAGCAGCTATGGATGCCGGAATAAGAATATTGGTTAGAGATTTGGGTAAAGCTGGAGCTGAAGGACAAATAGACCAGATGGCTTTAAGTCAACAACTCGCAACTCAAGTACCACAATTAACTGACGAACAGCGTGATATTATGACAAGTGGTGATAAAGAAGAAATTATGAAAATGATTTCTGAATTATCTACAGCTGCTACGGGAAGTATAGATACAGCATTAGCTGAAATGTTGAAAAATGCAGCAGGACTTAATGATTTTATTGTCACACCAGACGGGATACATAAATATGCAAAAGGTGATTTGGTTACAGGTGTGGACCTACCATCACTAAAAGCAGCAGAAAGTAAAAATAATACTGATATAATTGAAAGAGTTACTAGTATGAATGAAAGTATTAATAATGTTACTAATAATAATATGGCTGGGGGTAACGGAATGGTGCAGTTGACTGGTTCCATAACTTTAAAATCTGATAACCCTAATGATGGTACAGCGAAGGTAAAGATAGCAGATTTAATTAAAAACGCGAACGCTAATGAATTACAGGCATTTTCGGACATACTTAAAAAGGCGATAAACGGATAAGATATGGTGAAACAAAACACTACAATACAAAACCCTTATGGATTAGGTAACTATCAAATTAATATAAAAAGTACCGAAATTCTAAGAAAACATTTATTAGGTAAAAATTTACAAAGCTCTTATCTAGCTGATGGTAACCCTTTACCACCACCATATGGTGTGCAAAAACCGGGAGACTTTAGTTACCAAAATCTCTCAGATAATTTCGTGATAGACCAAAAGACTGTTATGGAAATAGGTGAGAAATACCAAACAAGTTTATTTTTAGACAATAGTTATGGTCCGGAAGGTGGGTACACAGATGTTAAGATGATAGATGTTGAAAAAGTTCTACCGAGACTAGGGAAAGACTATGTTTCCCCAAATACAATCCAACCAAAAAACTTCGTTTCTGCCACATACACACCTGGAGAAATATTAGACACCGTAAATATTACTAATGGTGTTACCAACACTCTAAATTCTAAGATACTAAATGATAGTAGATTGATGAGTGTGTCTTCTGGTTATCTTAGAAGAGGGTTAGCTGCAAAACAACAACAATTTTTATTTGAAACTACAGACGGTCCAGGAACTCCACCACCCGCAGAAAAAAACATTAGTACATCCCCTAGTCAATTAATACTTGAAGGTACAGATTTTATGTCACGGATTACTGATTTGTATTATGGGTATTCTGAAATTCCAGGTAATTACTTTGATTCGGTTTTTGTACCTGACATTAATGGATTAAAATTAAATCAAATTAGTTATCAAGGAGGTCTAGATAATTTCCAAGCTACAGCTGAAGCTATTATAAATGGCATTATTGGTAATGACGGAATACCAAACAGTCCGGGTGCTTTACCAATACCTAGTGATACCTTTATAAATTATATGGGGGTTGAACAACAGTCAGCTCTTTTTAAAGCTTTAAACTACAATATATATAGGCCTGATTATAGTAGAACACAAACACCTAGTTCAGTGGAAAAAGCCACACCATTCTACTACGTAGGCTCAAGAGAAAATGAACCAGGTAAAATACAAAGCCCAATGGGGGCTGTACCACAAGATGAGTTTGGTAGGAATACAGGTGCTTTAGTATATGGTCCATCGACGGTAGCAAAAGAATTAGAAACGGTAAACGGTACACCACTATGGCAATTTTACCAATTTGGTTTACAGGGTAATACTGTAGGTGATGGTGGAGGTCTTGTTGGAGGTTGGACCTGGTTTGGTAATCAGTCGTTTGCGTCAACAAACGCACCACCAGGAATGTTATTTACTAGGTCATTTACTAAACCTAAAAGAAAAGGTGGTATACTTGACGAAACCCAAAAACTTATAGATTCAGCACCATTAATGGGAGGTGCTAGAAGAAGACACGCAGGTCACGCAATAGACCAAACATCAAAAGTATTTAACGATGGTTATTTTAAAATACCTAAGGGTTCTGGTGCTATGGTTGTAGATGGGGGTGAGGATAGTGTGAATGGTGATTATTGTAGAACATGGACAAAAGATAATCCATACTATAAAATGGTAAACCTACAAAGATATAGGGGTAATCAGTTAGGTGATAAGAATTCAGTATTAAGTAATACATATGATTTAAATATTGCACCTACAGTAAACGCTAACGGTGAACCGGTAAATTTTGGTACAAAAGATGGGGAAAATATAACAAAATATATGTTCTCGATAGAAAATTTAGCTTGGAGAGGTTCGGAAGAATTACAAAGTTTACCACAAGCAGAAAAAGGACCTAATGGTGGTAGGATAATGTGGTTCCCCCCATACGACATTAGTATTGGAGATACCAATTCCGCTCAATGGAATTCAGTTAACTTTTTAGGTAGACCAGAACCAGTTTACACCTATAACTATACTGAAAGAATTGGTACACTATCTTTTAAAATTGTAGTAGACCATCCATCGATACTAAACGTGATTGCACAAAAAGAATTAAATAATAAAATAGATTATAACGCTGATAGAATCCTAGAGTCATTTTTTGCTGGATGTAAAAAATATGATATATATGAATTAGCAGCTACATACTCCAAACTATCTTTAAATGATATTATAGAAACACAAAACGCCATTCAAGCTAATGATATCACTGATGAATATAATGAAAACCCACAAGGAGCCATCAATAATAATGGTACCACCGGTACCGATTCACCTATACCCCCAGGTAGTGGTGATGCACCAGGAACTGGAAGTGCGGGAAGTGGGGACGCCCCAATACAAAGTGCGTCAGCTCAAATATTAGAAGAAATGGCAAGTGGTAACACAAATACCACAACAACGGAAGATGATGAATTACCCAACTTATTTGGTGCTGGTGCTCCAGGACAAACTATACCACCAGATTCAGTGGCCGCACAAAATAACCAAGGAGAGGCATCAGAAAATGTTAGTGGTTTAAATACAAGAAAAATCCTAGCGAGATTATTGGGTGAACAAAATTATTTTAAACACTTAGAAAATGAAGATGAATTTGTATTCAGTTCTATTAAAAGACAACTAAAATATTTTCACCCCTCATTCCATTCTATGACACCAGAAGGTCTTAATAGTAGATTGACCTTTTTACTACAGTGTACAAGACCAGGAAAAACAATACCAACAGAAACAAGAGAAGGGCAGGTAGAGGTAGATGCGGACAACACCGCATTTGGAGCACCACCAATATGTATTCTAAGAGTGGGTGACTTGTATAACACAAAAATAGCAATAGATTCGGTAAGTTTTAGTTATGACCCATTAGTTTTCGACATGAATCCAGAAGGTATTGGTTTACAACCAATGATAGCTAATGTACAAATGAACTTTAAATACATAGGTGGACAAAGTTTAGAAAAACCAGTATCGGAATTACAAAATGCTTTATCCTTTAATTTCTTTGCTAACACTGAAATGTATGATGATAGAAGCACTAGTTATAAAAAAGCTAAACCACTACCTAAAGAACAAGAATTGATAACAGCTATTACAGACGCGGCAAATCAAACTACAGAGCAAAATCAATCAGATTCTTCAGAAGAAGATAATAATCTTGATGGGGAAACCAATTTAAATGAGTTAGAGGAATACCCAAATTTATTTGACGAATAATATGGCTAAACAAATTAATTATAAAAATTTATTAAATGGTTTTGTTGACACTAGTAACGCATACACTAGTGATGTAAATAATAGACTAAAAAGTTTATACTTTTATTATAATATGGGTTGTGTTGAAGAATACTTACATAATAGAAGATTTAATAGTGGTAGTGTTGGAAATAGTGGTAATACTAAACCATTTGTGGGTATCCCTAGTCAAATATTCCAAACTATAACTACTTATTATGAAAATTTAAAAAGTAATATAAGTGGTGAGACCACCGATATACAAACAAAGTTTAACAGTGTGACACCAACACCAACTAACGAAGAAAAGACATATATAAAAAATATATTAAACCAATATCTAGAGGAGGCTTTAAGTAATATAACATCTGAAATTATATCAATAACTAATAGTTTTAGGGATTTACAAATAAAAACTACAAAAAATATAGATAAATTAAATTTTATAACTGGACAAGCGTATGATGGTCAGTTTTTAAATAATTTCGGGGGTAGAGTTATTGCTTTACAACTGACCAGTTCTACAACTACTCTAACCAATAATTATTACGAGAGTTGTAGAAACCTACTTGAGTTTATTGGTGATAACATAGAAAATAAATTCATTAAAAACTACCCGACAGGAAACGAATATTTTTTCTTTACACATAAAGTCTATACAAATGATGTATTAACATTTAATTTTGGTGAAGGTCTACGTAAACAATTACTAGTACTTTTACAATATAGAGATGGTGAATTATACGATGACCTATTAAAAGTAGATGAGACGGGTGTTAATGGTATTAAAGCATATACGAAATATAGATTTAAACCCTTATTAGATAATATTATAATACCTTGGATAAAATATGATGCCAGACTACAAGATAGTAGGTTTACTAACGGACTTGAAACCGGATACGAAACATATTTAGGTAAATCCATAAACTACCAGAATAGTTATAACGTAGGTTATAATCTTAATACTGGTTTTACAGCTGATAATTTGGTTAGAACCGAGTTAAGAAATAGAAATATAGGGTTGGATAATGAACTATTCAATTATAAAAGTATTTCACAATTATATATTAGTTAAATATGAGTTATTATAATAGATATAATGAATTTGTTGTAAATGGAGACTTTATTATGGTACCATATATTACCCTAACGCCAAAATCTAGTGATAGACAATTAGTATATAAGGTAGGTAAAACTAGACTAGACAAACTATCCCAACAATTTTATGGTTCACCTTATTATGGTTGGTTGATTTTACAAGCCAACCCAACTTATGGTGGCCAGGAGTGGAATATACCAGATAACGCTATTATAACATTACCATTTCCTTTAATGCCTTCACTAGAAGAGTATAAATCTAAACTAGACCAACACTTCTTATATTATGGCAGATAGTATTACACAAAGTGCCGGGGATGTTTATACTAATCCTGTAGGCGATAATGTAGCGGTAGTAGACCCTAACAAGATAGTTGTTAACGGTGAAATTATAGATAGATTAGTCAATCAAGAAGATTTGGTCATGTATGCTAATCTTACAGCACAAATATTCCCAAGAAGTAAACTAATAAGTGGTGGGGGTGCTGGTAACTTAATTACCGTCGATATTTTTAAGGGAGAACTTAATTTTTTAAAACCACAAGATAAAGATTCTTTAGATACTGATTGGACAGAAACTTTTACAAATCCAGATGTTAATAAAAAAGTAAAAAATGTAAATGAAGCTGGTGTTGTGGTTTCTAGTAAAATAGAAAACGCTACAGACCACCAAGGTTTCGGGATAACTCAAATTAATGTTAAGTTAGATAAAAGTTATGTACCACAAGTAACCATAAATTTTACTGACATACGTGGTAAGACACTATTTGAACAAGCGAGGTCAAACACCCCCTACACAGCATTTTTTCACCTACCATACCCAACTTTCTTTTTAACACTTAAAGGGTATTATGGTAAAGCTGTAAGATATCAGTTAATCTTACAAAATTTTGTATCTAGGTTTGACCCCTCTAGTGGTGACTATTTAATAACTTGTACTTTTAAAGGTAATCATATAGCACTATTAAGAGACATCAACATGCATGAGGTTATTACAGCACCATACATGTTTCCTAATAGAGTAGATACTACTGATGGGGAAAGTGATGTGGTAACATCTACTAGAGGTAGACAGACAATGGTTGAAGTTTATAAGACTTATAAACAACTGGGGTTAATAGATGAGGATTTTCCAGAAATGACATTACTAGAGTTGGTTGAGATGGTTAAATCTATGGATAATGATTTAGGTAAGGTATATGGTAAAGTTAATTTATCTATGACTACCGATAAATTAGAATATGGACAAATATTAAAAAAATTTAAAGACGCAGTAGTTGGAGATGGTGAAGGGTCGTGGAAAAGTCAGTATTTAGACCAATCTAAAGGTCCAATAACTGTAACTAAAAATATACCAGACCCAGATGGTGGAACTGGTAAGACAGCAACCATAAGAGTTTACCCATTAAAAGGTATTAGTAGTAGTGATGAAGATGGTACACCAGACCAAGCAGCTAGAAAAAAAGTTGTTGAAGAAGCACAAAACGCTTTAAACAGTGTAGTATTCAAGTATATGAAACTACTAAACAATAACCCAACATTTAAAGAATTTGGTGGGAAATACCCAGTACAATCAAAATTTAATAATATGAATTTTGACCTTTTTGATAGTTCTTTATTAAATACACCTGGTGGTGTGTACGCGGATAGTACTAAAAAGATAGATGATTTTAGAACAAAAACAGGTTTAGACTTAAAACCTTGGATATTTTTAGATGGTAGTGAAGATACATTTTTACCTCTATGGAACCAACAGAAAAAACTTTTTGAGGAACAAGGAGAAAAAATGACTACAGAAATAAGTAAAGAACTTAATACTCGTGTGAACGCAGCATTAGGATTTAAACCAACCATAAGAAACGTTTTTGCTATATTACTAGCGGGAGCAGATACTTTCTTAAGACTATTAGATGACGTACACACTAAAGCAATGGATGTTAGTAGTAATAATATTAGGTTGGGTCTAGCGTCGGAGTCTAACGATGTAAAACAAACAGGTAAGAAAGATAGTGAAATTGTTTATCCTTGGCCACAGTATTTTAAAATAGAAACTAAAGCGGACAAAAATAATTGTCCTAAAATAAAATCAATCCTAACATATCCAGGAGCAAAAGATGTTATTGAAACCACACAAGCAAAAAATAAAATTATATGGCCTGAAGTAGATTTTGTAGAAGAATACACTAAAACAGCAGCATATAAGTTTTCAATGTTCAAATTTCCAACCTCTAATCTAGGAATTAATAAACAGTTTACACCTATAAGTGTAAAAGACTACCCTAAACCTGTAGTTGTAGCACCTTATGGTGATTTAGTAGTTGTTGATTTATTATTTGAAATCTTAGAAAGAGCTAAAAGATTATATATAACAGGTGGGTTATTTACCAGATATGATTTTATATCTAACCCAGGTATGCCTATACAAAACGCTTTATTTGAATTGGCTGAATACGACGCTAATAACCTCTATTTACAAATAAAAGGTTTTCCCCGTCTCCAAAGTTTATTTAAAGATTTTACAACCTCCCAGAGTCTAAAGGTAGCACTAATGGGTGCCGACCCAATTAATTGGGACCTCTACGAACAAGGAATACCGATTGGTACGCAAATTACAAATGAATTGGTAAGTAAAACTATGTTTAGTGATTCCACTTTTGAAATACTTTTTGCTCCATTACCATACACTGTAGTACCACAATCTTTTACAGAAAATACTTCAGCACTTAAACTTACAAAAACATTTGGTTTATATGATTTAGCCCCTAGTTCTTATGGTCCGTGGGTTCGTGCAAATTATGCAAATGGGGACAATTTAGAAGAACAACCTTTTTATCAGATTTATGATACCTTACAATATGATGTCACCGAAAGTAATGTACTTAAAGATGAAATTACCGTACAGTATTATACAGATATTATGTATTGTGCAATAGGAACACTTGAACGTGGTAAAATAGCACAAATGATTAATAGGAATATGAGTAATGCCACTATGTTAAGTAGTGAACCTACAGCAACACAATTCTATGAAGAAATTACCACACTCAACCACAATTTGTCTCACTCTAATTATTTTTTAACTGAAGGGCCTATACATGCTACACCAACAGAAATAACTGTACAGACACCAAACACATCACTAAATCCAAATACCTCTATATATACTAATCTAGATGACGCAAAAACTAGAGTAACATCAATGTTGAATACCCCATATTTTGCTAATGCATTAGTTGAGGGGGTAACAAATGATAGAGCAGGAGTACAAAGTCCATACACAAACGCGGCATATTTATTTTTAAATTCTTTACCATTACCTACATTTAGAGAAAAATCTCTACTAAAAAAAGACGGTAATTATGATTATGGGGACTACATATCACAAATGTTCAACCAAATGCCTGCAGTACATAACGTACCAGAATCTTTGTTATTAAAATTAGGTTCTATATGGTGGAGATATAAACAAACTGTTAGGTCTGCAACCGGTACCCAAGACCCTTTAAGTAATGTTTTTAATGATTTAGGAAATATTGGTGGTATACCAGGTGCTACTGGACCAGGGTTTGTTTATGACGAAGTAAACGTAAACACTAACGGTGTGTACACCTATATAGACCCACTAGGGGTTTCAGTTAACTACCAAACAGAACAAGTTGCTAATAATATAATGCAAGTTGGGGTTTATCCAGCATTAATAGATACCATACATTATATTGTAACAGGGAAAAATAGTTATGCAAATGCGGGTGCTGGTACTGTACAATTAACTGATTTAATCGGTGGTCCAGGTGCTTCCATTTTAGATATCATTAGTAATAATGAGATAGCCTACCAAGATGCTAACGGAACTACAGTTAATTTTTATGATGTTTTCCTTTCATCTAGTAACATATTTGGTCCTGTAGGTATAGACTTTAATACTAGTGTTGCACCTGACGAATATTTTATTTTATACCCTAGTTCGGGTGGGTTATTAGATACTGATGCCAGTACGTACACTAATACACCCGCTTTCGCAAATAACTCCTTACACAATGGAGGGTGTAGAATTTTATGGGGAGCATCTAACTACGGATACTTCCAACATAACCCCGCTTTCCAAGCAGGAAGTAATCAATACTTCAAAAAGATAAAAACAGACATCAATCATCAAACAGCTTGGGAATTTAATGAAGAAGGTATATACTCTACTATTGATGAATTAAGAGCAGTATTCAATACATCACAATTAGATGCATTTGAACAAATGTTCTTGAATTTTAGTTCTTTAAATAATGGAACATCAACCACACTCAAAGAAATTATGGCTAAAATTATGTATGTAGAAGATACTTGGATTTCTGAAGCAGACACTAAGTTAGGTATATCAAATAAATTTAGTAATAAATTGGCTCAAGGACAGATGCTTAAATTTTATGATGTGATGGAGTCATTCTTGTTTAAAAAACAGACATATGTACATAAATCAATAACTAATTTTGATGCAGTTGTGGATGGTTCAACATTATTACAAAAAATGAGAATATTAGCTGGACCCCCATACTCCGACCAAATAGATAATTTTGGTTTATATGGAACTAACCCTATAATACCACCTGGTGGAATGGGGCCATTTTTGGGTAACCCACAAGAATTACAAGATATCAAAATATTTGTGGGTGAATATTATTCCCAATTAGACCCACAATATTCATTACTCACAATGGAAGACGCTTCAAACCCAATATACAGCTTTTTTATTACCACAAGAGAGGTAGGACAAGATGGGATTGAATTTAATTCTAAAAATATAGAAAATTTTGCACCACTTATTAGATTATATGCTTCTTACGTAGTAAACTTCGGTTCTATAAGAGCTAGCGATTTTATAAATTTAATATTAAATTCTTTAGAAACTAACACTTTAAATCAAGCAGATTTATATACCGACCAATTAATAACTAAATTAAATTCATTAATAAAACAAGAAGAAAAAGTAGAAGAGGATGTTGAATTAAATATAAGTGATGAAAGGTCTGAAATACAAGCTGATTCTTTAAAATTAGAATTATATAAAAGCTTTAAAACGTTAAATGATAGATGGGTAGCAGGTACTGACCTACTAGCTGAAACACTATTTGAAAGATTTTTATTTTATGATAGAGCCAATAGAGACATAGGGGATGACCTAATAATTAATATATGGGATATATTACAATTAGATTCTCCTTTTGGTGGTGGTAACTCTAAAATATTAACACAAAGTATTTCTAGTTTTGTTAGTCAAATAACTAATAATAATAAAATGAATCTATTAGCTTTACCAGCTTATATAAATTTTCATGGTATTGAAGGTGATAATGTACAACAACAAGGAAATGCAATGTTCGGGACATTCCAAACAGTAGACTATTTAAAATCTAAACCAGTATTTTTATGTCAATATGTGGGGGAACCATCTTCACAATTAGATGTCAGAACACCCGACAATGGATTTAGTTCGGATGGATTTAATCTAAACCTACCAAGTCCTAACCCACTAATTTCACCAGACTGTGGAGACCCTAACCTATCTAATAAAGTTATGGGATTCAATGTAGACTTCGGTATCCCAAACCAAAATATATTTGAATCGGTAACATTAGACCAAACTCAATATCAAGATACTTCTGAAAGTTTTAAAATTTTACAAGAAATGGCAGATTCCGGTGGTGGAGGTACAACATCTATGGCTTCTGTTTCATTATTTAATATATACGCAAATCGTTCATACACAGCAAAAATAACGTGTATGGGTAACGTAACAATACAACCAACACAATACTTCCAACTAAGGTATCTACCTATGTTTAATGGAGCCTATCAAATAATAAATGTGGAACATAACATAACACCAAATAACATAGAAACAACATTCGATGGAGTAAGACAACCAATCCCAGAACTACCAGATATAGAAGACCTAGTACAAAAAATTAATGAAAAGTTATATCAACAAGCCGAAGAACATATAAAAGACCAAAATTTAACGGATTTATTTTTAGACCAACATAATTTTTCAGCTAGAGAACTTAATCTACTACCTAAAAATAATGGATTTTTAGATAAATTCTTTGATGCTGGAGATGATTGGGGTAATGTGGTTGATGCAAAGTTTAGTCAAGCACCTATTTTTGACCCAGAAATTGTACATAAAGGGATAGATATAGCTCCAAAAAGTGAATACATTAAAAAATCCGAATCAGTACCAGGTATTGAAATTTTTCCAGTACTAAACGGAGTGGTAACCAAAGTAGTTAGCGGTTGTAAACCACTACAAAAAACAAATGAATGTGCAGACTATGGTAATTATATTGAAATAAAATCTAAAAATGTGGGTATTTATGTCGACGCTAACGGAGTAGAATCCAGTGAAGGTGAATTTAGCCAATTAGTGGGACCAATATCAAATATAGAAATAAATAAATCTTTAGCCGAAATAGAAGTAGGGGATACCCAAGAATTACCAACAATATATTATTTAACTAGATACGCCTTTTTAAGAGAAAATATTCAGGTTAAACAAGGTGATAAAATAAGTATTACCGACATAGGAAATAGGCCTATTGGGTATATGGGTAATTCTGGTCCATCCGAAGATACACATATACATTTAGAAATCAAAAGAGCGGTTAGTATTAAGGTTGGAGCCAACAATAGATTTGTAGAACATTATTTAGACCCACTTAATATATTACCAGCTTATAAACCACAATAAATTGATAAATCACATAAAATTGACTATTCTTAAGTTTGGTAATATTTATATATATAAACAATAAAAATTCGTAGATATGATTAGTGAAAATTTAAAACAAAAATTAGGTAATTTTTTAGGTAAAAATACTAATAATATTGTAGAAAACGGCCAAACTGAGGACGGACAACAAGTTTGTGATTTAGATACTGGTATATGCTATACTATTAGAAGTAGAGATGGTTTAATAGAAAGAGTAGAAAATAGTATTAGAGTAAATAGAAAAGTTCAGGTAGAATCACCTAATGGGGACGTAAAACAATTATTAAATGGGTAAATTAGAAAAACAATTATTAGAGGAATTATCCAGATTTAATCAGATTAAACACAATAGTGAAAATCTAGAAGAACAAATGGTTGGGGCTATTGCTAGTTTAGGTATGGGCAGTAAAGTAGATGAGTTATTGGAAAAAGCAAAAAAATTAGAGGAATTAGAAACTTTAGGTGAACAAGAAGATGCCGAATTACCAGATGCTGGTGAAGAAGTTGCTGATGAAGACGCTGAAGCAGACGCCACTCCACCAGATTTAGAGGGTGGTGATGAAATAGGTGCTGACATAGAAGATATAGATGTAGACGTTACCGACGTGGGTGATGAACCAGCTATTGAACCGGTTGGTGGTGAAGAAGGGACTGAAGAGTTGGACGTAACAGATTTAGTAACTAAACAAGAAGAGGTTGGTGACGAATTAGCTGACCAAAAAGATATACTATCAAAAAATACTGAAAGTTTAGATGATTTAATGGATAAATTGTCAGACTTAGAAACACAACTATCTTCTATGGAAGATGTCGCTAGTAAGATAAGTAGTTTAGAAGATAAACTTGAAGAATACAGACCACGTACACCCGAAGAACAAATAGGTTTAAGAAAGCATGATAGTGGACCATTCAATAAAACACTAAGTGATTTTTTTACTGACAAAGAAGAAGTTTTTGATAAAACTGGTAAAAAACAATATATTCTAACACCAGAAGATGTCGAAGACTATAGTGAACAAGATATTAAAAAAAGTTTTGATACAGAAGACGAAGATTAAGCCTTTCTTTGTTTGACATCCACCCATTATATTATTATACTTACATAGATATTAATTAATTAATTATTAAAAAAAAAATTTATGAGTAATAGTTTAGATGCAGTTTTAGCTCAATATGAGAAAAACAAACAAAGTGGTGGTTCCACAAAACCACAGATGACATCAGAAGAAAGAATGAAACAATACCTTTCTATTATGTTACCAAAAGGAACAAAATCAGGAGAAAAAAGAATTAGAATAGTACCAACTACAGATGGTTCCTCACCATTTAAAGAAGTATTCTTCCATAATGTACAAGTACAAGGGAGATGGCAAAAACTTTATGACCCAGGAAAAAATTCAGACGGAAAACCTTCCGGTGAAAGAAGTCCATTAAATGAGGTAGAGGAAGCTTTAAGATTAGCTGGTGACGCACAATCAAAAGAATTAGCACGTTCTTATCGTTCACAAAAATTTTACATTGTAAAAGTTGTTGATAGAGATAATGAAGAAGACGGTGTAAAATTCTGGAGATTTAAACATAACTGGAAAGGAGACGGACCAATCGATAAGATAATTCCAATTTGGAGAAATAAAGGAGATGTTACCGATATTAATGAAGGTAGGGATTTAATTCTTATTTTACAGTCAGTACCATTACCTGGTGGTAGAGGAGAGTATACAACAGTATCTTCTGTCATGTACGAAGACCCAGGAAAATTATCAGAAGATGAGACTAAAGTAAAAGAATGGACAACTGACGAAAGAACTTGGAAAGATGTTTATTCACAAAAACCAGTTGAATACTTAGAAGCAATTTCTAAAGGATTAGACCCAGTTTGGGATTCAGAACAAAAAAAGTATGTTTACGACGACCCAAACAGTGTTAGTAAAGCTACAACTACAAGTACATTAGGTTCTACCTCTACTGACCCACAAGCAAACGACCCACAAGACGAAGATTTACCATTTTAATTAGGGGATATGGCATTGAAAAAAAGAACATTCTCGGAGTTAAAAAACAAATTTTCAAAGAAAGCTAACTTTAAACCAGAAAGATTTTTTGATTTAGGGAAAGCTTTCCTTGATGCAACAGGGTTACCTGGACCAGCAATGGGCCATTTACAAATGTTTCTTGGCCATTCTGACACAGGAAAAACTACCGCATTAATTAAAGCTGCGGTAGACGCACAGAAAAAAGGTATACTTCCAGTTTTAATTATAACGGAACAAAAGTGGGGTTTTGAACATGCTAAACTTTTAGGTTTTGACTGTGAAGAGGTTGTGGATAAAACAACTGGTGAAGTGGATTGGGATGGATTCTTCCTATTCAATAATGATTTTCAGTACATAGAAGAAATTACTGACTATATTAACACATTATTAGATGCACAAGATAAGGGTGAATTACAATATGATTTACTATTTTTATGGGATTCTGTTGGTTCAGTACCTTGTAAAATGACTTTTGAAGGTAAAGGTGGTAAAATGCATAACGCAGCAACTTTAGCAGATAAAATAGGTATGGGTCTAAACCAAAGGATAGGTAAATCAAGAAGACAAGATTCAAAGTATACAAATACACTTGTAGTGGTAAATCAACCATGGGTAGAATTACCAGATAATCCGTTCGGACAACCTAAAATTAAAGCAAAAGGTGGGGAGTCTTTATGGTTAAACTCTACGTTAGTGTTTAGATTTGGTAATCAAAAAAATGGTGGAACAACAAATATTACGGCCGTAAAAGAAAAACGAAAAGTAAAATTTGCCACTAGAACTAAAATTACCATTATGAAAAACCATGTTAATGGTTTGGGTTATGAGGATGGAAAAATACTTATAACACCTCATGGTTTTATAGCTGGTAGAGAAGCTAGTGAAGAAAAAAAATCAATAGAAAAGTATAAACAAGAAAACGCTACCTTTTGGTCTGAGCAATTAGGGGTTGGTGGTGATTTCGATTTAAAAATAGAAAAAGAAAATGACTAAATTAAAAACAGGAGACAAAGTAAAAGTGCATTATGTTGGCACATTAAAAGACGGTACAGAATTCGATAGTTCAAGAACAAGAAATGAAGAACTAGAATTTTCTATCGATGATGGAAAACTACTAAAAGGATTTAATGATACAGTTAAAGAGTTAAGTGTAGGTTCTAAATCTACCGTAGAACTACCAGCAAAAGAAGCGTATGGTGAGTATGTGGAAGAGGCGGTTATGGAAGTTAACAAAAAAGACTTTCCAGCAGACATGAAATTTGAACTTAATAGTTTTGTACAAGGACAAGACAATAATGGAAGACCAGTACAAGCACAGATAATTAAAATTAATGAAGAAACTGTTAAATTAGATTTGAATCACCCATTAGCTGGAGAAGATTTAAAATTTGAAATAGAATTAGTTGAAATAGTAAAGTAAAAAATTGTTTAACCTTTTAGACCTATACTTTGACAAGAACATTATTAGTTGACGGAAACTCCTTATTAAACACTGGTTTTCACGGAATAAAAAATCTGTATAATGGTGACGACCATATTGGTGGTTTGTATCATTTTTTAAATACACTGAGAAAACATATTGACGGTTATTTAATAACTAAGATAGTAGTTTTTTGGGACGGTAAAGAAAACACCCACCCAAGAACAAAGTTTTATCCGGAATATAAATTAAATAGGAGGTTAAAAAAGAAATCTACAGATGAACTACAGTCTTATGCCCGACAAAAATTAAGGGTACAAGAATATCTTGAAGAATTATATGTTAGACAATCTACGTTTGATTTATGTGAAGCCGATGATTGTATAGGTTATTATATAGAAGAGTCTAAGAACGAAGAAATTATAATTTTAACTTCAGATAGAGACCTACTACAACTAATATCTGACCATGTATCAATACATATATTATCACTAAATAAAATATTTAAGAATGGAGATAAAGTACCATTAAATGGTATTTATATACCACCATGTAACGTTAGGGTTGTTAAAACTATTTGTGGTGATTCTTCAGATAATATATATGGTATAAAAATGGTTGGCGTTAAATCCCTAATAAAAATAATACCTGAAATCCTAGAAGAAAAAATAACCTTAGAAGATATTATAAATAAAATAAAGGTAAAAGATAAAATTACCAAAAAAGAAAGTAATATTTTAGAAGGCGTGACCCAAAAAGAACCAAAATTATTAACTAATGAGGTAAAAAATATCACCACATTAGAAATAAATTACAAAATAATAGGTTTGGGAAAACAATTCTTAACTCTAGAAGCAATAGAAGGAATAAAAGAATTGTCAAAAGAAGCGATAGACCCAGAAGGAAGACACTGGAAAAACGCTTTAGACTTGATGATGTCAGATGGAATTCTTAATATTTTACCTAAGAAAGATGATTCTTGGGTGGATTTTGTAAGACCATTTTTAAGATTAACTAGAATAGAAAAAGATTTTTATAAAAATAAAAAAGATGAATAAAATAAAACACAAAGGAGACAACACACAAAAATGTGAATTTGTACTAACACTAGGAAAAAATATCGTATGTCAAAGATTTTTTTCTGTCAGAAACTTTAACCCAAAAGCTGCACAATCTTTAGATTTACATTATATGGTAAAAGATATTATGGTAGATTTAACAGAAGATTTAAAGTGGAAAACTTTATTATTACTAGAAAGTAGTTTTAGAGAAAGTAATAATGAACTCTCTAGAGACTCAGAAGAGGAATATTTTACAATAACAATCAAAAAGGGTAATAAGATTATTTTGACAAGAAGTTTACAAGCTACAATGTTCCCACCCAAAGTTAGATATACAGTTGACATAAGACCTAGAATTACTACAATTCTAAGAGAATTAACAGATGTACTATCCAGTAAAAAAGTTGACAATTACTACCAAGATTATTGTCTAATTGTTAACGAATAATGTATTTATTACAAAACAGATTTATAGATGAGTGAAAATAAGAATTTTGGATACCTAGGATATAGTTTTCAGTTAAAATTACTTAATTTAACAATTACTGATAATGCATTTTTTCAGTCAATAATAGACGCTATATTACCTAAATATTTTGATAATCAATATTTTAAATTAATTATGCAATTAATTAAAGAATATTATGAAAAATATAACACCGCACCATCGTTTGACGCTTTAGACCAATTAACTAGAATTGAGATTTCTTCTGAAATGGCAAGAAAATATATATTTGATATGTTAAAAGAGATAAAAGACGCTGATTTTGCTGACCATTTATTTATTAAAGAAAAATCCATTAAATTTTGTAAACAACAAGAATTAAAAAAGGCCATTAAAAAAGTTGAAAATATAATGGAAAAAGGTGATTTTGAGAGTTACGATAAATGTGAGGAGTATATTAGAGATGCTATTAAAATAGGTGATGGTGATTTAGGTAGTTTTGAAATTTTTACAGAATTGGAAAAACTATTAGAAGATGATTATAGACATCCGATACCTACTGGTGTGGATGGGTTAGATAATATATTGAATGGTGGACTAGCTAAAGGTGAAATAGGGGTTGTATTAGCACCTACTGGGGTAGGAAAAACAACTATGCTAACTAGATTTGCAAATACCGCATTCAACATGGGATATAATGTTCTACAGATATTTTTTGAAGACAATCCAAAAATTATACAAAGAAAACATTTTACTTGTTGGACGGGAATACCAAATGACGAATTAAGTAACCACAAAGAAACTGTATTAGATAAAGCAGATGAAATGAAAAAAACTGGAGGTAAATTAATATTAAAAAAATTACCATCAGATGAAATGACAATGTTACAAATTAAAAACCAAGTAAGAAAAATTATTTCTGAAGGTACGAAAATAGACATTGTTCTTATAGATTATATAGATTGTATATTACCAGACCGTTCATTTAATGATGAATGGAAGGGAGAAGGTTCTGTCATGAGAAAATTCGAAGGTATGTGTCACGAGTTAAATATTGCTGGTTGGACAGCAACACAAGGTAATAGGAGTTCAATATCATCAGATGTTGTAACTACTGACCAAATGGGAGGCTCAATTAAAAAAGCACAAGTTGGACACGTAATAATATCTGTAGCTAAAACTTTACAACAAAAAGAAATGGGATTAGCTACCATAGCAATCGTTAAATCCCGATTAGGAAAAGATGGTGTTATATTTGAAAATTGTAAATTTGATAATGGAACTTTAGAAATAGACACCGAAACTACACAAACTTTCTTAGGTTTTGAGGAGGAAAAAACAAATAGAAATAGAGAGAAAATTGCTCGTGCTCTACAAAGACGACAACAAGTAATAAACAAAAATAATTAATAAAAGAAAAAAATATGGAAGTATCAAATAAGATTCTGTCGGATATTACTGTCTACATGAAGTACGCAAAATATATACCGGAACTAAATAGAAGAGAAACGTGGGAAGAATTAGTTACCCGAAATAAAAAAATGCATCAGAAAAAATACCCTAATTTAAAGGAAGAAATAGAGCAAAAATATAAGTTAGTGTATGATAAAAAAGTACTGCCATCAATGAGAAGTATGCAATTTGGTGGTAAACCAATTGAGATTAGTCCAAATAGAATCTATAATTGTGCTTACCTACCTATTGACCATATAGATTCATTTCCAGAAACTATGTTTCTACTATTGGGAGGAACAGGTGTTGGATACTCAGTTCAAAAGCACCATGTAAAAAAATTACCAGTAATCCAAAAACCATATCCAAAAAGAAAAAAAAGATTTTTAATTGGTGATAGTATTGAAGGATGGGCAGACGCTATAAAAGTTTTAATGAAAACATACATGAATGGTGGTGGTAGTAGAGTAGAATTTGATTATTCAGATATAAGACCTAAAGGGGCAAGATTAATAACATCAGGTGGTAAAGCACCGGGACCTCAACCACTAAAAGAATGTTTAGTTAAAATAGAAGGTCTATTAAATCAAAAAGAAAATGGAGAACAACTTACAACTATTGAAGTACATGATATTATATGTCATATCGCAGACGCGGTACTTGCCGGTGGTATTCGTAGAGCAGCTCTTATTAGTTTATTTAGTGCTGATGACGACGCTATGATTTCTTGTAAAGCAGGAAATTGGTGGGAATTAAATCCACAAAGAGGTAGAGCAAATAATTCAGCTTGTTTAATGAGACATAAAATTACTAAAGAATTTTTTATGGACTTATGGAAACGTGTTGAATTATCAGGAGCAGGAGAACCAGGAATTTATCTAAATAACGATAAAGATTGGGGTACAAATCCTTGTTGTGAAATCGCATTAAGACCAAACCAATTCTGTAATCTTTGTGAGGTAAATGTTTCAAATATAGAATCACAAGAAGATTTAAATGAAAGAGTAAAAGCAGCAGCCTTCATTGGAACACTTCAAGCAGGTTATACAGCTTTCCACTATCTAAGAGAAATATGGCAAGAAACAACTGAAAAAGATGCTCTCATTGGTGTATCAATGACAGGTATTGGTTCAGGAAAAGTATTAAAATATGACATGAAAAAAGCTGCTAGTTTAGTTAAACGAGAAAATACCAGAGTATCTAAACTAATAGATGTTAACCCATCAGCAAGATGTACAACTGTTAAACCAGCTGGTACCACATCATTAACATTAGGAACATCATCAGGTATTCATGCGTGGCATAATGATTATTATATTAGAAGAGTTAGGGTAGGTAAAAATGAAGCAATTTATACTTACTTAAATATTAATCATCCAGAGTTAGTAGAAGATGAATATTTTAGACCACATGACACAGCTGTAATTAGTATACCACAAAAGGCACCTGTAGGGTCTATATTACGAACTGAATCTCCATTTGATTTACTAGAAAGAGTAAAAAAGGTAGCTACAGAATGGGTAAGGTCCGGACATAGAAATGGGTCTAATTCTCACAATGTATCCGCAACAATTTCATTAAAAGAAAACGAATGGGATAAAGCTGGGGAATGGATGTGGGATAATAGAAAAGCTTATAATGGGTTATCGGTTCTACCATATAATGGAGGTACTTACACACAAGCACCATTTGAAGATATCACTGAAGAACAATATCACGAGATGATGAAATCTCTTAAAGAAGTTGATTTAAGTAAAGTTGTTGAATTAGACGACAATACCAACCTAACTGGTGAACTTGCATGTGCTGGCGGTAGTTGTGAAGTGGATATCGATGTAAAAACTATGAAAAAAGAAAAAGAATTGAATGAGGCATAAGGTATCTAAAGAGATACTATACCATTTTAATTGTGGTAAATGTAATAAATGGTGGTCAATAGCTGACTACCATTTATTGTCTTTAAATAATACTAAAGATTTGACTTATGAACAAAAAATAGTATGTCCTCATTGTGAACATAAAGAAAAAGTAATAGATATAAAAAATGAATAGAAAAGATGATTGGATTTCGGAATTACATTATAAAGAATTTTTGAAACCAAAACTACAAGCAAATGATTTTTATTGGGAAAACGGAAGAATGGTTATGACAGCAGAATACCATAAAAGAAGAGGGTTTTGTTGTGGTAATGGTTGTAAACACTGTCCTTATTCCCCACCACACACCAAATTAAATAAAGAATATGGAAAGTAATTTAATATAATACCCGTATACCATAAACTAAATTATCAAGTATTTATTATAAAAAACTATGCCCAATCAAAAATATGGTATAAAATTTCCTTTTACTCAAAGTAGTGAAGGCTTCTTTCTAGGGTTAAATTCTAATCCTGATGCTGAAGTTAGGTCAAATTTAATGCATTTAATATTAACCCAAAAAGGTTCTAGATATTTTTTACCAGATTTTGGCACTAATTTGATGAGGTTTTTATTCGAACCACTAGACTCAGGAACAATATCCTCGATAGATAAAGAAATAAGAAAATCCGTAGCAAAATATATACCTAATCTGGTAATTAACAATATAGAAATCAAAAATATGGATGAGGTTAGAGAAGAGGATACACTTCTAATTGGAGAAGATAATAGTTTTAGTTTTGCTGGTGAAAAAGAACAAGAATATACAGTAAGAATAAGAATAGATTATAGTATAGGTAGTTCGGTTTTCGAAACTAAAGATTTTGTTATAATAAATTTATAATATGGCAGATAAAAAAGTAGCATATACGGAAAGAGATTTTTTAGGTATAAGAAATGAATTATTAAGAATAACCAATACCTATTACCCCGATTTAATACAAAATGCTAATGATTCGTCTATATACTCTATTTTTTTAGATTTAAACGCTGCCGTAGCAGACAATCTAAATTTCCAAATAGATAGGACATTTCAAGAAACAGTACTACAATTTGCTCAAGAAAGAAGTTCTCTATATAACTTAGCAAAAACATATGGATTAAAAGTGCCAGGTAATAGACCATCAATAACCGTAGTTGATATTTCTGTTGTAGTACCGGTCCTAGGAGATAAAGAAGATTTTAAATATTTGGGGTTATTAAGGAAAGGTTCACAATTTAAAGGTGGTGGTAACATATTTGAATTAGTTAATGATTGTGATTTTTCATCTATCTATAGTATTGATGGTGTAAGAAATAGATTTAAAACACCAAACTATGACTCAAACGGAATTTTAAATAATTACACCATCACAAAAAGAGAAGTGGTTGTTAATGGAGTTACTAAAGTATTTAAAAAAGAAATTACAGATGTAGATAGTAAACCATTTTATAAATTGTTTTTACCAGATAAAAATGTTATAGGGGTTACATCTGTTATACAAAAAGATGGCGTAGGGTATCAGTCTCTACCACCAAACAGTGAGTTCATGTCTAACTCTAGTAATAAGTGGTATGAAGTAGATGCTTTAGCTTTAGAGGATGTTTTCATAGAAGACCCATCATCTCCACCAGATAAAAGCGGTATAAAAGTAGGTAAGTATATACAAGCACCTCAAAGATTTGTCACTGAGTTTACGCCAGAAGGATTTTTCTTTTTAACATTTGGTGCTGGAAATCAAACGTCTCAAGACCTTTTAGATTCATTTACAAGTTTAGGTGTTAAGTTAGATATGTCTAATTTTATGAATAATACATCATTAGGTAATATGGTGAAAGGAAACAGTACAATATTTGTACAATATAGAGTTGGTGGGGGTAGAGCTTCTAATGTTGGTGCGGGGGCGATTAATGGTATAGGTACTATAGATTTTGTTGTTGCTGGACCTAGTCAACAAATAAATCAAACAGTGGTTAACAGTTTAGCGGTAAGAAATGTTTCAGCAGCTATTGGTGGTGCCGACCCAATGAGTACAGAAGAAATTAGAAATTATATTTCTTTTAATTTTGCTGCACAACAAAGAGCTGTTACAATTAACGATTATGTAAATAAACTTAGAACTATGCCCGCTACTTTTGGTGCAGCGGCAAAAGTAGGTGTCACAGAAATTGAAAATAAAGTTGAGGTTAATGTGTTGTCCTATACACCAGATGGTAAATTAACTTCTAGTGTTAGTAATACATTAAAAAATAATATAGCTAATTATCTTTCTAATTATAGGATGTTAAATGATTATATTATGGTAGGGGCAGCAAAAGTAATAGACTTGGGTTTTGATATCGATTTAATTTTAGAACAATCCGTAAATCAGGGTTCTATTATAACTGAAGTCATAAATAAAGTAACGGATTATTTTGATACTAATAAGATAGAAATGGGACAAGACCTATCTTTAGGTGATTTAAGGGGTCAAATAATGAATCAACCAGGAGTTGTAAATATAGTAGACCTTAGAGTACATAATAAAGTAGGTGGACAATATTCCCAATCGGTAACAAATCAACCATTCACTAATGACTTAACCAACCAAATTGGTTTAATTAATGATACAGTTTACGCTCAACCAAATGAGATTTTACAGATAAGATTTCCACAAAAAGACATCTCAATACGAGTCCAAAGGCCTGTTAAACCAGTATTCGCGTAACCTTTACTAAAAATTAGTAGTATCTATTATTAGTTTTACTACAATAAATATTTATTTAGTAAAGCACATATGCCAAAATCATTTAGAGTAAGGACAGAAATAGGTAAAGAAAAAAACTTAACATTTGAATTAAAACAAGATTTTGATTTATTAGAAATATTAAGTTTGTCTTTAACACAACAAGATGTGTATAGTAGGATGTGCTCAGATTTTGGAGTTGTGGTCGGTAGAGTTATATCTAATGGTGGTTTCGGTATACCAAACGCTAAAGTTTCTATATTCGTACCTTTGGACTCTGAAGATGAAACCAACCCAATCATAAAACAACTTTATCCTTATACTCAACCATATGACAAAGATGAACAAGGTAAAAGATATAATTTATTAAGTTCGGAAGAAAATTTTGACTGTCACGTTCCAGTAGGAACTTTTCCAAAACTTAGAAATGTTTTGAGTAATCAAGATGTTAGGTATGTCTATGACAAATATTATAAATTTACGGTAAAAACTAATGAGTCTGGTGATTTTATGATATATGGTGTTCCTACCGGAGACCAAAATATTGTGATGGATGTTGACCTAAGTGACATAGGTTGTTTTTCTTTACTACCTGAAGACTTTAAACAGATGGGTTACTCATCAACAGACTTTGATGGCCCCAAGTTTAAAAGTGATTCTAGTATAGACAGTCTTCCCCAAATATTAAATCAAACAAAATCAATAGATGTCAGACCTTTTTGGGGCGATGAAGAATTATGTAATGCATCAATAACTAGAGTAGATTTTGATTTACAAGATAGTGGATTTAAATTAAAACCTATGTCTATTTTTATGGGTAGTACAGCTACCGATACTGATAAAGACGCAGTTAACTTCTCTTGTAGACCCAGAAGAGCACAAGGAAATCTATGTAGTTTAGTTTCTCAACCAGGTCTGATAGACGCAATCAGATATACACCATTTTTTAAGCAAGATTCTAACGCTTATACCTCAACCACATCACCAGGACTTGCTGCTGGAGGTACAGTACCGATATTAGAAAGATACTATTTAGAGGATGGTGGTAGAGTTATTGATAGTACAGGAGCTTTCTTAGTCCATTTACCGATGAATTTAGACCATGTAATTACTGACGAATTCGGTAATTTGGTTAAGTCACAAGACCCTGAAAAAGGTGTGCCTACGAGAGGTAGATATAGATTTAGAATTAGACCGGAACAGTCAGCAGGAACAGCAAGAAATAGAAGAAGAGGGAGTTACCTAGTCCCAAACATTAGAGAGTATAATGATGATGTTGGGGATAGTTCAGATGGTAACTGGACAAGCATAGACCCAAAATCCTACGCCTTTTCCATAGAATATAGTGATTATCACCCACACGCACAAACTAATTTACTGCCTGGAGCATTAGATTATTTTTATGACATGACTTTTAATAGGGTTTATACGGTGTCACAATTTCATGACCATGTTAAACATAATGGTAGGAGACAATTTCTAGGTGTTAAAGAAATATTGCCAGAAGAAGAACAACAATGTTCTACAACAGCAGTTCACTTTCCAGTTAACAGTGCTGTTAGAAGGGCAAAATTTATTATCTATTTAAATAATTTATTAATAGATTTAATGGGTATTATTTTTATGGCTGTGTCATTAATAGTAGGTATTCTATCTTTTATATTTGGAATAATACTATTACCCATACTTTTATTTTTATATGCTTTATGTGCCATTTTAATATTAATTAATGATGTTATTAGTAGTTTACCTTGGGTAAGTGGACCTTTGGATGGTTTAATAGCAGGATTAGGTTGTGATTGTATTTGTGTTAGTGGTAGTGGCTGCTTTGCTTGCGGGCCAGGAAATGTTAACTGTGCTTATTTTGGTTTCCCACTAGGGTTTGTATTATTTACTCTTAGACAAACCAAATATCCCGAATGTGAAAAATGTACATGTCGTAATACCGCAAATAGTGAAATGCAAGCATTAGCAAATAACTTCCCATGTCCAGGTGCTCCCCCAACTTATGACTCATCAGATTGTGAAGGTGGATTCTTTAGTAGTTTAGCTCAATGGGGTGGTAATGATTGTTGTGGAGCACAGGACGAGGCAAGAGTATGTTGTCCAGATTGGTATGGTTTTGACTCTACAACTACTGTAGGTGGATTGGGTGATGTTGATGGACCAGCAGGTGGGGGATGTTATGTTAAAGTAATGTGCTTTAACCCAGCATGTATCCTCGCAAATCTAAGTATGACAACATTCTTCCAATGGGCAAGAAGACAAAAAATAGCAAGTGCTTTATGTAATGGTGTGATGAATTATTTCTGGGAAAACGCATGGGTAAGTGGATTTTTATATCAATTCCAATTTAAAATGAAATTAAAATATAGTGTCGCAGATGATAGTTATAATGCAGATTCTAAATGGTGTAAAAAACTAGTTTACATACACCCATCAGAACATGTTGTATATTATAGGTCTACACCTTTTAAATGGGACTCAGCGACCAATACAGGATACTTTTTAGGTGATGAAGATGGTGTGAGAGGTGGTAACTCTAGTTCAGATAAACATTCTGATGGTGACATGAGAAGACACATCCTTTTTCCGACCACAATAGTAGATATGGGTTCTAGAAATCAATGTATACAACAAATATGTTTAGACCCAAACTTTGCTGAAGAATGTTCAGTTACCGACCAGATAGGACATACCAGTTTCCAAGACTTTACAGAACTAGTTTCAGACATATATAATTTAAAAGCTAATTATTCATTAGCTGCCTTAGGTAGTTTCTTTACAAGACCAGAAAACGAAATAGGTGGAGATGTCGCACAAGCTATTATGCAAAACTGTATGGTGGGTGTTGTTGGTTATGAAAGTAATATGAGTACTACCGGTTGTGTATGTCTTGATGATAATGGAAATTCCGGTATAAATACAGGTACTACACTTGGTGAGTTAATGGAATACCCATACCCTGGTGATGGTAATAGTCCATTTAATGACCCCTATGTACAACATGGTGTTTATGGTGATGGTGCTAGAAGATGGATTCAATGGGAACCTATGTTATTTACAGCAGCTACACAAACTATTATGTCCGGTGTTGATTTAATAGAATGTTTAACAGAAGATTTAAGAGCCTCTTCACAACCAGTACCTTATTATATATGGAATTTAGACGGTGCACCTGGAACACCATTCGGTAGTGATTATAATGATTGGTCAGGAACTTACGGAGACTATAGAAGAAAAACAGCTATTCCTATGAGTCCACTTGGGGCTATAAATTTAGGACCAGTATCTACGAATATATGGCCAGAACCTAACCCCCTAACTAGCGATTACTTCCAAGGTTCAAATGCAGGAACTATGGGTGTTAACAATAGTTTATTACAACCAGCTAATTACCCACCACTAACACCAACTAGTGCACCAACAATAAACATGACACAACCATTATTTTATTATTTTGGTTTAAGACCTGGACAAACATCTTACAATACGTTTTTAAGGTTATATGTCGATGAAGAATTAGCAGACGCGGTATTATAATGAGTACAGATAAAAACATAAGAGCTCTTAGAGGTTCCGCGAGATTTGCGGGGTCAACAGATAAAGATGTTGGGTTACAAGCTTTTTTGGAGTCAGACAAAAGAAATTTAATAGAAGGGGATAGAAATTTAGTTTTAAATCTACAAGACCAGTTTAATTTTGAAAGACAGTATTCTACAACATATAGATTATACGGTAAAATAGATATGTTGTATCATAATGTAATTAGTGGTGAAACGACTAATGCAAACACCATAAAGAATATGTATTTTATACCGGATTTTAGGGGTTGTCCAGATTGTCTATTATATCCTGGACCATTTTGTGGGCCACCATGTAGTGGGTTACCACCAGCAGTTACTTTTGACATGATACCTAATAGAAGGTATGGTCCGGGTGGTGGAGCTGGTATAGGACCATTTAATTTCGCTACTGCGTACCAAGATAATTGGGTACTATATACCTCTTATATTTATTCCCATCAATCCGGACAAACAATGCAATTTCACATAGATTATACTGGTGGAACATCTGGTTTAGATTTTGTTGCAGGAGATGGAATCCCATTTACATTAGAAACAGTAGTGATTGATGGTAAAGACACTTTAAGGTTTAGAACTAGAGCACGTCACGGTATACAACCAGGTGAATATATAGAGATACAGTCCACAGCAACAAGTTTCGGTGGAGCCAATTTAATTACCACCATCCCGTTAACCTATTCTTTAAATCTAGTGCCAACAACAAGATTTGAGACAATTTTTAAAATAGATTCCTTTGGTGATGGTACAACAAATTCAGAAGACTATGTTTTAAATGTGAATGTTAAAGGTATAGATAGCGGAAGTATACCTTCAAAATGTGTAGGTACCTTTAAAAGAATTATAAATATAGATAACATAGCCGAAACAAAATCACAATATTACGTACATCAACACAAATTAATAAGTAGGTCTAATGACTATACTTTAGATAGAACGGGATTCGAATTTGGTATTTACAATAGAAAGGGTAGAAATTTTAGTGATAAAAAAACACCTGACAGTATAGCAAAAACTGTTATTAAAGAAGAGTTTAAATCTTATGTGTATTGTTTTACACGAGATTTTGACGCGGAAAAATATTTTGATAATTGGAATAGACCTGTATCAGAATTTTATCTTACCATGCTACCAACTAATAGAAATGCTATGTGGGACTATGAAGGTGATTCTGGGTTCGCCGCGGATTCTCCAGCTACCTATGGATGGAATTGGAATTTCCAACCTAACGGATTCCTAGACCCTTTTATCGATATAGATACTTTACCACACAACAAAGTAAATTTATTTCAAAGTACCCCCACAAATGGGGTAGACCCACTACCAACGAGTGGAGCTACATTTAGAGGTGCATTTGTAGAATGGAACCCTTATGAAATAAAAGAAAGAATAATTTCAGAGATAGGACATGCCTTAAAACTTAATCCAACGGTATTAGTGGAAGGGGTTACCACCCAGGTCCCACCTGAAAAACATTCAATATACAAATATAAACCACATCACAGAATACTAATAAGGCCCTTCTCTAACACTATAAATTATAGTGATAGTTTAGAAAATTCACCACAATATGCTAGATATTTAGTTAGTGAAGAAACTTTTAGATGGAGAAATCAATTACCGGTTGAAATGTATGAGGATAATGGTTACGGTGTAAGTTATCCTTATTTAAATGACGCACATTACCCACATCTTAGTGTTGAGTTTAAACACATACCAGTAGGACCGATTTTAAATAAAATAGAACCAATGTCAGCAATGACAATGTTAAATGAAATGATAGATGTCTGTTAATAGAATACAAATAAAAGCTTCACTAGGGGAAAAACAAATTACTATCCCAATAGGACAAACCTTTGATGAGGTAGGTCGTGAACAATTAATACGTGATTATGAAGTAGTAGAACAACAAGATAATGTAAATATTATACAAGATTATGAAACTACTAGATATTCTTTTAGTGGTGGTTCATTTATTCATTATGAATTTAAGTTTTATTCTGGTGGAACTTATTTTGATAAATTTAAACCACTAGGGTATAAAGACTACGAATTAGCTAAAAATAAAAAATCTTTTGTTAATAGTTTTTTTAAGTTTGATTATTGGGACTCACCATTAAGAAAAGAACAAAAATTAATGTTTTCTATAGTTATTCCAGCTAACAATTGTGATAAAGATTACCCAGCAATGGTTAATATTGATGAAGACCCCTTAGAATACTTCTCACAACTAGCTTCTGGTGATTTAGCTCCTGGACAATTACCAGAATATGATATATACCACCCATACATTACGGTAGGTCCCACTCAAGTTAGAAATGAGGGTTACTATATACAATGGTTAAAGGAAAGAAATTTGTTAGAAATAGATACATTTTATATGTCGTGTAATTTTTTTAATGCGGGTACAGGACAATCAACACGAATGATAAATAAAAATCCTTTAATTCCCTCAGGTAGTTGGGACCCAACAACCGACTTAGGAACTTATGATTATCCAGAATGGTTCTACTACCAAGTTAAATTAACCATAAGAGAAGGTACAGAAACACCAAAGTATTACTATAATGTATATAACTATAGTAATATGAATTTACAATACGGTATACAGGGTAGCTCAATAGGTACCCTAACCCCGATAATTTTTTATGAATACATTGAACCATAATGGAAGTAAATAAATATGTAATAAGAAGGTCCAACCCAGACGTGAGTTGGTCGATACCATGTTCAGGAGCTACTAATATGTGGCCTATTAATTATAGTACTAATTGTTCCGGTTCTACAATGTATAGTTCTACAGCTTCACAAGTACTTAATGCGTTGAATGGAAATATGAATAATTTCCCAATGGAGTTAAGTGATTGTAGCCCTACAAACCCTTGTGTAATATTATGGGACGTGAACCCACAACCTATTGGTACTGTAGGTAGATGTCAAGTCAATGACTTTGCATACATAGAATATAAAGGTTTTTGGTTAACTACACCAGGGCCAGTAACACAACAAGTAAGTTATTCAGAACTTATAGGGTATTATGAAAGTAATAATTTTGATTTATCAACAAGTTTACAATCACAATCATCTTCTTACGCACAAATGAATAGAGCATGGTGTCTATGTGACAATCCACTAGGTGAATTCCTATATGATATTACATTTTCTTTACACCAAGATTTCAATGATATCGGTCATTATTCCCTATGGGATGGAAATATTGACCAAAAAGAAATATTCCAAAACTTTGTTGTTAGTGCAACTACAAATCCGGGGGGTATATACGACGGGTATTATATACAAGTTTGGAATACCACAGATTTTGGATTCTACAAAACATTCCAAGACTCAGCTTATGTTATAGATTGGGGTGACGGTACACAATCTACATTACAGTATCCTACTCTTATAGGAAACCATCAATACGCAGCAACAGCAGTACCAACATATAAACAAATAAAAATAACATATAACGCTCCTTGGGGACCAGTTAGTACTACCAAAACTATAGTAGTACCTAATTTAGATTTATTGGGGATAGTATCCCAACCCCCAGGACCATCACCTTTATTGGGTGGTATGCCACCTCAACAAGTAAATTTAACAGGACCTACTAATACAGGCGGTCTACCTGTAGGTTCATCAACCGCGGGACATGCTGTATATGGTAATCCAGGTACGATGAGTTACATGCCTTTAGATTCAGCAGTAGACATTAATGAATTTAGTGGGTTATCACCAATGCCATGTTTTACAGTGACTGGTATTACTGAAAGTATACTAGGTAGTTTCCAAACCTATTCAAATACCACTAATGCACCTGGATTATTAGAACCAGGTATGAACATTAGTAATACACCAGGACAATATGTAGTACCTATAGGTGGTGATGTTATCGACCCCGTAAGTAATGAACCCACACCAGGGTTAATGGGAGAAATAACAGCTGCGAACGGAGGTTATACAGCATACACAGTTTATGCACCTACTGTAGCTGGTAATATAACCCCTATAGAATACTACGATTTTGTTAACGGTATAACAATTTTTGTGGCGGAAAGTTGTGGGTTACCAGGTAATACTTTTCTAGATAGTGCCGACTGTTTTCAATGTGAAATAGATGATTGTACTTATTGTGAAACCAAAGACGAATACTTTAATAGGGAGAGTGGTGTATTGGGTGGACCAACAGCAATTTCTGTAGGGACTAATTACGCAAATTTAGTTCCACCACAACAATGGAACTCTTTTACAAATTATAATATTGGTGATATAGTTTTTGACCGAACTTATAATTTATGTTGTTGTTATATGGTAGTAAAAGATATTATACAATCTGGTGCTACTCCATCAGATTGGGCGGGTGTACCCCCAGCTATAACTGATGATGGTATGTGGTATCCAGGATTAGATATTAATGGTAATACTTTACCTGGTCATCATATTTATGAACCATGTTGTAGACAACCAGATTGTGATTGTGGAACATGTCCACCAGGAACAGCAACACCATGTAATGACCCAACTAATCCTTGGAATTCTTATCCGTTAACATTACCTGTTGGACCAGCAGGACCGTGGGTAAATGGAAATGTTTATAATGTGGGGGAATTTACCGAAGGTCCAAATGGTGGTTGTTATAGAGCTTTATCTACGGGTGCTCACCCATCACCAGTTACTGGTGCAGGAGCATCCACCTATTGGGATTATGTAACCTGTGCAAGTTGGGCATGTCCGATAGACCCAACCGCTACTGGATGTCAGATGTATACGGGGTTAACCCAAGGAATACCAGGAGCTTTTCCATTTTATAGTGATTGTGATACATTTTTTGCGGCAGGAGAATGTTTTGATACACAGTGGATTTGTGAAGACCAATATAATTGTAGTGGTTGTATAGAGATTAATTCTTCTCATAGTGGTTATACATTACCTATCGCACCACCAGTATTTTCAGCACAGGCAGAGTGTGAAGCTTGGTGTGACCCACCACTATATTCTTGTGCAACCCCAACAACTAGTCCATGTTGTCTGTTTATGAGTTGTGATATACTACCAAACCTATATACCGCAGCTATGAATGATTATTTCACTGCTTTTGGAGGTGGAGCACCAATAACAATACCTAATCTAAATTCTTTAGATTTATATTTAGATTCTTCCATTTGTGAAAGTGCATGTTGTGAAACACTAGGATACCAATGGACTTGTACCTATGGATGCCAAGAATTTCCTGGTTTAACACAAAGTTTAGCTGATTGTGTTGCTACATCCCCAGCTGGTACTTTTGGTTTATCAGCAGAGTGTGGGTATGATTGTGTAAATCCTTGTGTACCATATGTTCCGGGTGTTTCTAGTCCTTGTATGTCATGTACTGATTTAGGTATATTTAACACCCCTGGTTGTGCACCATTCCAAACTGACGCTCAATGTGCTCAAAGTTGTACGGCTGATACATCTTGTTACAGATGTGATTGTTATGATACACAACCATGTACTTTAGAATATCCATGTACAACACCTTCTGCCACGGTACCTGGTTGTACAGGACCTAATCCAGCACTTGGAACTTATGCAACTGCATCCGCATGTACAGCATCTTGTATTTGTGACGCAGGTTGGGATTGTTACATTATAAATAACCCATATGACCCAAATTACGGTCAACCAGACGGTCAAGGATGTCGATATGTACAAGATTTAAACTTATTAGGTACCGGATTTACATTTTCATCTAATGGACCATTTTCAGCATTAACAGATTGTTGTTTAGATACTGGTTGTTGTACTGTAAATTGTGATGAAATTGATGCACTATATTATGACCCTGCTATAAATGGCTACACCCCAGCCAATTATATTGGGCCACCAAATCCTCCACCACCATTTGGTACTGGTACTTATCCGTGTTATTATGAAACCGTTTCAAACACTAGTATAGGTTGTTATTCAGGCCAATCTGGTGGACCATATAATGCTGGATTTAGTTTACCATTTTGTACTATGGCAGACTGTTTAAATTGGATAACTGCTGATGCTCCATGTCCTCCAGCTGAAGACCCATTGGGTAACCCAACAGGTTTTACATGTTGTGAAGAAGAAATAGAAATTACTTGTGATTGTGCGTGTAGTGGTACTACAGCGGCACTAATGATATCCCCACTCCCTTTAAATCATACTGGTGCTTTTGTTGCGAGTGGAACGGAGGGGTATACTATAGGGGATACCGTTACGTATGTAGATATAGATAGTCCGGTGTGTTGTTATGTTTGTAATTGTCCGGATAATGGTGGTGTTTTAGATTGTAATTCCTACACTCCAGATATGCCTTTACCTCCAGGACAAATAAATTGTTGGGAATCTTGTGGGTCTACCGAAGGAAGTGCACCGTCAGGGTGTACACCTTGTTTAGGTTATTCCGCAACACAGGATACATATCTATGTACAACTAATAATGGTTGTGTTGCTTCTGACGATATAATATTAAATCCAGGAGGTATGGGGGTACCATGTGTTATAAACCCACTGTTCACTCAAACACAACAAAATTGTTACACATCTTCTACCTGTGATTACGAATGTCAAGCAGGTTGTTATTGTGATGACCAAGGAACCCCTAACCCATTAGATGATATAACTGGTTGTGTTATGTTACAAGATGTCTTGAACGGTTTAACCCCTTTCGCTTCAACCAATTACTTTGCATTATCTTTAGATAGTTGTAACACAGCAATAACTTTAGGTATGGATTGTTGTACGGGTGAAACTTTTTACTGTGACTATATAGATAATGGGTCAGTTATTAATTGTGATTCTACAGGTACATTAGGTACAGGATGTCAATCTATATATGATGGACAACCAGGATATCCAGGACCTTACACATCTTTAACCGACTGTCAACAAGCCTGTACTTGGGAATGTGATAGTAACGGGTGGCAACAATGTCAGTTCGTTTTAAATTCAACAGCACCAGTTACTTTCCCTAGTGCGAATGCTTGTTACGTGGCTAATACACAACCAACTAATTGTTATTGTCAACCATCAGCAACCACATCTTGGTATTGTGATAATTCAGGTCAATCCGGTCTATTACCTGGCACAAGTAATTGTGTAACCAGTACCGTAGTTGCTGGGTATACTACCGCTCAACAACAACAAGTTTACGGTCAAGGACAAATAACTTATTTTGCTGGTGGAACAGGGTTCTTAAACCAAACATTTTGTGAAGAATTTTGTAGATATAAATGTTATGATACAAATGTAGGGTTAACCCCACCTAATACTCCTTGTGAATGTAGTTTAGATTGGGGTAATAACGGTGGAACAACAACTTCATTTTATGATTGTACCGGGTCTACTTTTTCTAATCTAGGATATTATCCTTGTTGTCCGACAGGAACTACTATATTTTGTTGTGACCCAATATTAGGTTGTCTAGGACCTTATACTCCTGGTAATCAACCAGCGGGTTGTCTAGGTACTTTTTCAAGTGATGCACAATGTAATACTGAATGTAATTTTGCTTGTGGAGATTGTTTTGGTACAGATAATTGTTTCTGTGAATTTTATTTTGGCCCACTAGTATGTACCGGTGAAACCATATATAATACTATGGCTGATTGTCAAGCTAATTATACTCTAGGACAATTTAGTTCTACCGGATGTTGTGATTGTTATGATTGTGCTATTAATGGGGGTATAACTTGGACATATACACCATCAGATAATGCTACTACATGGATGTCTAATAGTACGTCAGTACCATCACCTCAAAACGGTATTTTAGGTGACCCATGGTCTTCCGGCCAAGTGGGCGTACCTAATGGTGGGTATTTTGCTGGAGATACGGTTTTATACACTAATAGTGATGGTGTTACTTGTTGTTATGTTTTTGTTAATAAATGGAATACTTCATGGATTGATTTTACCATAGACCCACACACTTATTACACTTCTTACGTTAATGCAGTTGCTAATAATGACTTTTATTTAGCATATTACTCACAAGTATGGATTGCGTGTGACCCTAGTTGTGCACCACCTAGTATAATCACTTGGGATTGTTTCCCAGGTACAGCAACTGATACTTGTCTAAATCTAACTAATTTCTTCCAAAATAGTGTAGGGAACCCAGTCCCTTATTTTGGTGACGCATTAGATGCTGTTCTAACAGGTTGGGGTAACCCCAACGTAACCAACTCAGGTTTTCAAGCAGCAGTATTCCAAATGGGTCAATATGTAACGGAACTAATGGCTCCATTTGCACCACAAACACCAGGACACTGTCAAGGTCCTAATGGAGGTTACTTACATAAAGTTACAGGTATAAATGTATCCGGTGTAGCTACAAACCCATCAGCTCCAGCGTATTTACCTACAGTCGCTGCGGGAACACCATTTAGTTCTTGGAAAGGATTGATAGACGCTTTAAATGCAGACAACTGGATGTTAGGTAACGGTACATCACCAATTTGGAATGTTACAGACCCTCTGGTAGTATACAATGATTTTTGTATCTATAATGAAGGTGATTGTTTTGGTGCCAAATCAATAGCGTGTATTTGTGGTGGTAAACCATGTGACTGTCAACCAGTATATGGTCCAGGTGGTCAGTACGCAACATCAGCTTCGTGTTATAGTGCATGTTGTGAAACATCCTATAGATGTCATGGTACACTATGTCAATGTATAGATTGTGGTGGACCACAATGGCAAACCGGTTGTGCATATGCAAATTTAGGGCAGTGTCAAAATGACCCACTTACTTGTTGTAGTAGTGCTACTACTGAATGGAGTTGTTATAATAATGGAGTTACGTGTGAATGTATACAGGCTCCAGGACCATATTCGTCTTTAACTCACTGTCAAACAGCTAACAATTGTTGTAAACCACCAGACCCAACTGACTGTACCGATTGTCACGCTTTTTCAGCTTTAAATGATTGTGGACAATACTTTGTACTAAAAGACATAAACCAATGGATGTTAACTGCATACGGTGGGTTGTATTCAGCATTAACAACACCTCTAGGTGTAAATCTTCACTGTGACCCTAATTATTATTTATATGACCCAGCCACTCAATGTTGTTGGATATGTGTGATGGACAAAGACGGTACTCTAGCTGGAAATAGAAACTTCCTAGGAGAAGACCCAAACCAAAGTGCGTGTTGTACAATATGGAAGGGTCAGTTATGGGGTAGTAGTCTCGCGATGGGTAATGGTTGTTGGTGCCAAGCGGACCAAAAATTTTACGATTCGGGGTGGATACCTTGTGGTGGGTCAGGACAGAATTGTTTACCACCAAACTACGAAGAAACTTGGGATTGTGATATGCAAACACAAACGTGTTATGACCCCTTAAATGGTTCAGGTCAATACCATGCTGGAAACGGAGGATACTTGGCTTGTGTTCAAAACTGTATATCTCATGGTAACTGTAAAGATTGTGAAAATGCATTATCACCATTTTTAGACGCACCAGGAACAATTACTATGATGGGACCATGGGACCCAGCACAATCTTATAGTCATAATGATTGTGTTACTATACAACACCATTTTGGGCCGATGCCATTACATGATGACCCAGAATGTTGTTATTGTTGTGTTAGAAAATCAGGAGGACCAGACCCTCAAGACGACGATGATGTTTTACATGGGTTGACACATAATTTAGATAACTATTATCGTCTTTTAACTCAACAAAGTAACAAATCATTAAAAAGTGTGGATGCCTCTTTTGACGATGTTGTGTTATCGGACCCAGACGACCCTTTTAATTGTCCTATAGGGTTTGACCCAAGTCAAGGAGGTAGTATGAATGGTTCACAATGGTTACCTTGTGGGATACAACCAAATGGTGACCCATGTGTGAAAAAGTGTAAAAAATGTTGCTGTAAAGGTAATCAACAAATACAATTAGCATCAACTACTAATCCTTGTGTATGTCCACAAGGTTGGAATGACTGTAGCTGTAACATTATTATTGGACCTGGTGGCCCTGTAGGAATTGAACCAAGTGATGGATAATTAAAACTCTTTTACTATTGGTGTAAAATAAAAAGTTATATGGATATTTATAGTAAAATAAGAGATGGGATTAGAAAAAGTTTATACTAGTGGGTGTATACCACCATTAACCAAAGAAGAGGTTTTAATGAATGTATGTGAAAGACCAGAAACTAGGTCTAATATATTTATTGAAAGGGGTAAAGTTACAGTTTTTGAAACAACACAAAGATTAGGGCAAATACCTAACTTGGGGGAGTTAACATTACACGGATATGGGTTTTATAAAATTAATAAACAAGCTTAAAATATGGCATTAGGAGCATACGGAATAAAAAGACCATCAGATGTACTACCTGATGATGTGGAAATTATAGTTCATGGGCAACCAACTAGAGACGCTACATCACAATTTACATTAACCACGATTAATCCAGCAAGTAGTGTATTAACACCACATTATCATAATGCACAAACCAATGGTGCTGCTGGTGTGGAAATTTTAGGGGGTTTATATGATTTAAAATTACCATCTTCTATCTTTGCTAATAAAGGTATATATACTGTCTACATAAGACCAGTAGAGATTAGAACACAAATATTAGACTGTGGTATACTATCATCACTACCAAACGTAAAAGGTCTTGTGTTTGACTTAAATAGTGTACCTTCACAATTTAGAAGTAGGTTTAGACCTAATTCATTAGTTGGGTATAGAATAGAATATTTACAACAATCTGGTGAAAAAATACATAATTTTTTCAGAATAGTGACATCTAATTTTTATTGTGAGGCAGTGTCAGCAAAATTATCTAACCCATCCCAAAAATCACCTAGATACATATATACAAATACAGAAACTAATTTAATTTTTTGTACTTTAACACCTACTAGTGCACCTTCTAATAACCCTAACGCTATACCATTTATAGGTCAACCAGGACAAAATGTTATAGTTACAAATACCTTCTTTAACCCTATAGTACTAGATATTGAAATGGTAGACCATGATTTCGAAACCCTTGCATTTGCACTATACGGTAATCAGACTAAATCAATTGATGATGGAATTTATACTCTATATGACTTCAATACCCCTAATCCTAATATTTACGCACAATATGACTTATTTGAGGTTAGAGACAACTTCAATAATCAATTATTTGAAGTTAAAAGAAATAGAGGTAACAATATAGATTTTAGTAAAAATTTCACCACTATAACCAGTAATCTATAATTTATTATGGCTAGTAATAGATTTAGATATCCACCAGCACCAGGACACGGAGGTGATACGTTTAGTGATAATCTAGTAGGTAATCAATACACAGACGGGTCATCTTTGATGACTTTGGGTACTTTTAGTGTAAGTGAAGAATATAGTAGAACTGTTGCGACACAAACAAAAATTGGTGGTTTTTCCAGTCCTATTACGTTAGATAGTTTAAGTGAAGCTGACCTAACACTAAATAAAAATTTAAATAGTAACGATTTAAGGGTTTATGTTAATAACGATGTTAATGACCTATCTAGTTTTGTTCTTTATGGTTCCGCTAAAAAGAGATTAAATGTTGCGGTTGAAAATGTTATTAATAATTTTCCAGGAGCAATATATGTCGATGGAATAGACATATACCAGAACAGCGGTAATACCACAGCATATAATATCCAATATAACCAAACTACAAAAGAAACAACATTTAGGGTTAATGTAAACTACCTATCCAATCCATTTAATATTGAGTTTACAACTAATGGTAATTTATTAGATGGTCATTTATCACCAGAACAAGTTTTAAATAATTTAGAAGAATTTGGTAATACTGCTAATACCATGGTAAAAATAGCAGAAAATAAAGTTTCATCTTTACGAAATCTAACCAAAGAATTTAAAAAATACTCGTTAACTTTTTCAGGTGGTGTCGGACAAGTAGAATATGATATTGTAAGTTTACAACCTCAAACCACCACTACTAACTATATAGAAATAACTGTAAAAGGAAAACCGTTTAGTATATTAAACACAACGACTAATAAGTTTTATCTTAAACCAAACGCAACTGAAACTGAAATAGCTTTTAAAAATTTTGAAGGGGTAGAAGCTTTTCTGATGAATAGAGATGTAGCACCTATATATACAGCGACTTTTAATCTAATAAAAGAAACTATTAATGGTAGTACTTACATACAAAAGGTAAAAAAGATGTGGCCTTTACAGGACGCAATAAATATAGACACCACCACCCCAAACTATAATATTTATATAAATTCTTTAGCGGATTTAGGTGATGAATTAGACAAACAAAAAACTAATTTGGTTTCTAGATTTTTAACTACGCCAGCCCTCAAAGAATTTGATACCTCTGACCAAAAAGTAGAAAAAACGTTACAAGTTTATGGTAGAAGTTTTGATGATATTAAATTATTTGTTGATGGTATAGCTTATATGACTAATGTTAGTTATGATGGAATTAAAAATATACCTAATAAGTTAATAAAAAACTTTGCTCAAACCTTAGGGTGGTCAACCCCTAATACACTATCTAATGATAAATTTATGGATAGTATTCTAGGTGTCTCAAAACCTATATATTCAGGTAGTAGTATAAGTAAGACCCCAGCAGAATTAGATATAGAACTATATAGACGTATATTAATGAATACGGCTTACCTATTTAAATCTAAAGGTAGTCGTAAATCAATAGAATTTTTACTTTCTTTATTAGGAGCACCTAAAGCTTTGGTGGAGTTTAATGAGTATGTGGTAATAGCTGACGCTAAACTTAATATGGAGAAGTTTGATAGGAATTGGGAACCAATTGAAGGTGGTAGTTATACTACAGGGAGTATTAAATATAGTGTAATTACGGGGCAATTCTATGTTAGTACCGCTACCACAACACACTCATTTACTAGAAGCGATTATCCTGTAAGTTCAATAGGGTACCCCCAAGTACCTAGAGAAAGTAATAACTACTTTTTCCAAAGAGGAGCTGGTTGGTTTGAAAGAACTAGTGAACATAAGTCAGAGTTAAAAGTTAAAACAGATTTCATAGAAGATTCTACTGGAGCGACCACAACACCAACATCAGTATTGACAGGTTGTAACCCAACCATAATAACAGAATTTGCTCCTTTTACATGGGGTGGATTTTGGACAATGGGTAAATTTTCTAACGACTTTAAAGCACCGTATTTAGATAGATTTTGGAGATTCCCACATATGCATTATGGTTTTGGTTTAAGAAGGATTATAGACGATAAAAAATCTTGGGTAAAGATAGGGGGTGGTAACTTACCTGAACTATTGTTTGATGATACACCCACATATCGTACCCCACATTCGATAGCAACCGCACCAGTAGGATTCGACCCAAATATATTCCAAGAGAGAGTAGCTTCAGAAGATTGTTACCAACTAAGAGAGAGAAAAAAATTATTATTAGATAAATTTTTACAATTAACTGCGGCAGGAACCCACCCATTATGGAGAAAAATGTTAATTAGTAGGATTAAGTATATAGAAAAGATAGAAAAAAGAAGAGATTGTGCACCTGTAGACACTAGAAGTTTTAATTATAAAGATAGAACATCCCACTATCAGACTACTGATGAAAGATTAGTTATAAATGTTAAAAATGTAGACTTAAATTTAAATGTGGGTCAAGCTTTAGTTTATGATATTTGGGAACAATCTGTTAATTACGATTGTTTGTTTAGTGGTGGTACACTACCATATCCATACCCATCTACTGGTGGTAGATGGGATTCTACGAATCCACAAATTAACGCTAAAACAATACCTTTTAAATCATTCTTACAACATTTTTGGAAATTTTTTATCGATACTAAAAATAGAATGACCATTAATGATGGTAAAACAGGTGGGTACCCAACCCTACAAAAAATGTATATTGATTATTTACAAAATAGTTGTGGTGAAAACAATAAATACACCTACAATAAAATGATTGGGTACGCACAATCAATGGGAGATTATTGGATAAGAATTGTGGAACAAATGGTTCCAGCAACAACATTATGGACTAGTGGTGTTAAGGTTGAAAATTCTGTATTCCATAGAGATAAATTTGTTTATAGGTGTTTTAGTTTATCGGGTACAGCAACCCCTTCCGCTACTACAGCATCTATTAATACAGCTTTAAGTGGATTTAGTGCTACTCCCGCACCTCAGTATAGGAATGGTGTGTTTTCTTTCGCACCCCCATCAAACCCAACAAATGGTACTACCTACTATAATAATATTCGTAGTGGTGCAACAGCAAACCCACTATCAACTTACGCCAATTCATATAATATAAATAATCAAGGTAAAAAGTTTGGTAGTGAGTTAATTAGTATAGAAACAAATAAGTTAGCCAACGGGTACCAAACCAATCAGGATAAATTTACGGCACCTCCAACCTTTACAAAACAAGGAAGTACCGATAACCTTTTATGTGTGTACGGTTTTAAAGATTTTGGTAATGAAGGACTAGAATGGGTCTTAAATTACAACTTGGGAACAAATAACCCACAACCAACATTGACCAACACTAACACTAATACTTCTTCACCACAAACAAGTGCTGTAGGTGGAGGTGGCGGTGGTGCTACAACCACCACTACAGGTGGTGGTGGTGGAATGTCTTCTGGTGGTGGAAGCGTCGGAGGTGGCGGAGGTGGGTATTAAAATATAGATTATGGCAGATAAAATATATAGAAGTAAAATAGATTTAAGAGTTTTAACAGATACGTTAGAATTTGTATTTTATGTTTCCGGTGATTACCCAGGAAGTGGTAAACAAACAGCTAAAGTTAATAAAAAAAAGTGGGCAACTTTTAAATACAATACCCAATATCCTGTAGAAGCTATTTATAGAATTACAGATACAAATGAAAGATTATTTCTCAGATTTGAATCCAAAAGATTAAATGTAGTTAGAGATTTAGAGATATTACCACCATCACATACAGATATCATATTAGAAGTTTTTAAGACCAATAAAGGAGTTTTTGGTTTTGAAACAGTTAAAGGTAGTGGGTGGGGAGCTTTTTTATCACACCCTAATTACTACAACACACAAATATCTCCTACAGAAGATATAGGGGAAGGAGCTTTAAAATATTTTAAAACAACAGATAGAACAAATAGAGTTGGTAAGGTACATGCGTTACAAATGGTACTTAATGATATGAATTACCCTAGTAATGGTTTTGAAAACCTATCATTTGATATGGATATACTAAGTGAAAACTGTGGACAATACGCAAAGTCTTTAGGATTCAAAATAAATTTAGAAAATACAAGTTTATTAGAGGGCGATGTAATTGATATAATACCTGTACAACAAGTAACTAGTAGACCTACGGATATAAGTTTAACAACTACATATTTGACACTTACTCAAAAAGACCTGGTGTCTAGAGAAGTTATATATGATTATAAAAAACAATTAACACCACAAGGAGCGGTTCCAGAGGTTATAGAACTAACCAATTCTCAAGTATATACCGTAGAAAACCCACTCAACCTAACAACCAATTTGTCTGAGTTAAACCTACCTACTAAAAACATAGTAGAGATACCTTATAATATTTCTAGAGAAGTAGAGGATGGGAAAATTAAGGCGTCTAAAGAAATTATAAAGGACGGTAAAAAATTCTTCCCACTTAATTGGGCAAATGAGTTAAGAGATAACGATATATTTTCTTCATCTAGAAAATGTTTAGACCTTTCTTTCGCAAATAAAGAACAACAGATTTCATTTATAGATAAATTAAAACAACAACAGATAGGGAGTATAGAAACCTTCCCGTTTGTGAGTGATTCTGGAGAATTACACCACTCTAATAGAAATTATGTTAAGTTAAGTCAATGGATTAATAGAAGTAAATTAGATACATTTAATGATATAGATTTTTCTTACACAACTGATGGTTTAATTGATAGTGTTACAATATGTCCTAAGAAAAGATGTATGGTAAATAAAGCGGGTGGGAGAGAAAATACACTAAAATCTAATGAAGCTCCAAGACCAACCCAATATCCAAATGGTAGTATAATACCTAATAACCTACCCCAATCTTACGGTAAACCTCAAGTAAAGGGTCAAAACTGTAAAAATTGTATATTCGCGAATGACGGTTATTGTAATAAATGGAGTGCTGTGGTACGTAACAATTACTGGTGTCAATCCTGGGGTGGTGGAGGTACTAATTCAGGTAATTATGCTCCGATAAGTGCAAATAGTAATTCAGATTTTTGTTTTACAACATATAGTGAGTCAGGTAGTACTACAGTATACTCCTCTTTCACAACCAACGCTAGAAGTAAATACAAATCAAATCGTACGTATGATTTACATATAAGTGGTGAAACTTTTTCTGGGAATACTATCATACCTATTAGTGATATAGAGTCTCAAAAAAATGTAAAATTAATGGGTGATGACACGGAATTATATCGTGCATATGCCTTTAGTAATGTATATAGTAAAAATGGTGGGTATCTAAGAATTAACAATAATGATTCTAGTGATTATATGACTTATACGGTGTCAGCTACTGGTATATATAGGTTAACTTATAAAGCTTATCTAGATATAGAATATAAGGATACAAAATGGTGTGACTACCTCGAAAGAAGCTACCCCACTAGTTTTGTAGGTAACTACCCAGCAACCGACTATCAAATTAAAAGATTAATTAATAAATCAATTATCCAAGAAGGGAAAGGAGAGAGAGAAAGAGTAATGCAGGATACTGGTTTTAAATTTAATCCAGGATATAGGTATAAGTCAGATGTACCATCTAGAGAAGATAAAATAGATATACCTAATAATACTGGGATAGAAAAATTTACATTTGAAGCCTCTATAAGTAAAAAAGCAGCAACCGGTGGTACACCTACTAATTTAGCTTCATTTAGTGTATTAAGGTGTTCTTTAGATGGGTCAGCAAATCGTTATTTAACTTTAGAAGTAAATGAAAACGATAAAACTATTAGTGGTAGTAATGTATGTATTTCGGCTAATACTTCAGCCTCTACGATATTCACTAAAAGATTACCTGTTATCGTGGACACAGGGTTTATAAATTTAAGTAGTGGTGAAACAGTAACCTTAAAATACGATTCACAATGGATAACAAGTTCCAAAGGAGGTTATTATGGACAAACTGGAACAGCAAACCTTATTTTAAGGTTAGGCCATAAAAAAGATGATGAGGGTAATATAATTGAAAAACCATATTATAGAGTAATAAAGTCTTCTGACACACAAGTAGGTAAAAAATTATTTTTTGACACATCTAAAAAATCTAAACCATTTAAAATGGTTATAGGGAATTATAGTAGAGAAATTTCTTTAGATGGTTCTTTATATATATCGGATACTTCTTGTGGTAATATAAGTACACCGATTATCAACTCTACAACATTTCCACAACAAAAATTTCTAGATACCACAGCTCCAGAAAATAAATTAGTGTGGGACGTAACATCCAATAAAAAACCAGTAAATCAATGGCAAAGTCTGGTAGAAGGTAATCAAGTTAAAGACTACACTGTAAGTAAAAATAAAGGTAGTATGGTAGAAATGGGAAAAGACGGACTATTTTACTTTTATCTACCAACTTATAATGATTCTATAACCCCTACATGTAATTTTAATTTCCCACAAATATCACAATCATATATTATAGTTAATACTTTCAAGAATTATTTTGGTAATTTATTGAAGCATTTTATAGTAGTTACACCTGGTTGTGAATTTCATAAACCATGTTCTGGTTCTAAAGTTATTTCAGCTTACGATATAATTCACAATACCAGACCTGAAGATTGGAGAGTACAAAATGTAGACAAAAAATTAATGATTAACGGTAGAGAAATTACGGTGGTAAGTAGTAAATCACACTACAATCCAGCCCCACTAACTTTACCTAAACAACGTACATGTAAATATTACTGTAGTTGTGGACAATCAGTCGCAGAACAATTAGGTATAAATCCAATATATGGGATAAGTAACATATTTACTGATTTAGAGGCTGAAAATTGTAATGACTGTTTAAAAGAAGCCAATATTTACTGTAAAAACTTAAATTCTGTATGTGAACCAGTTTTAGTTGGTGGATGTAGTCCAACCAATGCATTATTAAGTCAGTTAAATGAAATTAATTCAGACCAAGAAATAAAAGTTAATTATAGTAAAGGTCGTATAAGAACTAATAAACCAAGTGTGGTGGTTGAGGGTGAAGGTAGAGGAAGAGGAAGAGTAAGATGTATAGAAGAAGGTGGTGATTTAGCAGGTTGTTGTCCGTGTTACGCACAAGACACTTTTTCTTTCGGTAGTCCAAGAGGTGGTACAGACCTATCTGATTCATTAGATAGTGGAAGTCCTAGTAATATTATTGGTTGGGCTATAGAATGTTGTAGGGGTTATTATGATGATGACCCATCTAGGGGGTCAGATTTTGGGAGTGGTAAACCAAATGATGACGGTGACGATAGAGGTCGTGGAGTTGATAGTGACGACGGTACTACAGAAATAAAGTATTATAGTTGTAATGGGGGCGTGTGTATAGTAGACTCCAATGGTATATACTCTAGTTTAGAATCTTGTCAAAGAGCTTGTACAAAAGTAAAACCACCATCCGATGTTGATGAAGTGATTGATGAAGTTGTAGATAAGGATGTTGATGAAGTTATAGAAGAGCAATCAGAAGCGGTATACGATGAGTATAAAGAAATTTCTTCAATAGAAGAACTAGATTCAGATAAAGGTTTATGTCCAGATGCATATGAGTGGTGTGATGCGTTAGGGACATGTATACCAAATAATGAACCGTGTGGTAAATATAAGTAAAAAATATGGTAGATTATAGTATAGGAAATATAAAACTCATTGGATACAATATCACACACACCTTAACTGGTTCTTGTGACGGTAGTGTAACCAACGCTTATATATCAGGAGGTACTTCTCCTTATAGTATATATTGGTCTGGAACTAGTAGTTTTAGTGCTGAAACATTTGATGTTAGGGGTTTGTGTGAAGGGGTATATAGTGCTAAGATAACCGGGCTCAGCGGTAACACAGGTGTTACATACGTAACAATAAGTGGTTTCACAACACCATCAATAGATGCTAACCTAAGTAATAATGATTGTGTATTGGACCCAAATAAATTAGGTGCCATAACAGTAGTAAGTTCCACCACTTCTACAGCAAGTTACAAATACGAATTAAAAAAAGAAGGTAAGTTAATTGATAGACATTTTGGTAACACAGCGGATACCTCATATACATTTGATAAGGTAGAAAATGGGTTATACACTTTAAGTGTTATTGAAGATAGACCTATACAAACGGAAAAAAGACCAAACAAAACAGGTTGTACATTAGCAGATTATACAGATGGTGGAAAATATAGTGGTTTATCACTTTCTAGTTTGTATGCGAAATGGACAGATTATGTACCTTACGCACCTAAAACAATAAGATTTGCTAATGGTCTAGGTCCAAACAGTAGTGGGGTGATTAGGAGTTATAATAGTGGATTGGGAGGTAACGGTCAAATGTATAGTAATAATCCTTATGTGTGGTTTTACACGGGAGCTACAGCTAATAGAAAAACTGATAGTGGTAAAGATTGGTATTTGGGTACTAGTGCTATAACAATGGATGAAGGTGATAATCTTGGTTTTGGTGGTTTAGATAAAGCGGATGGTAATGTAGGAAGATTTTATTTTAATTCTACATTAGGAAAATATGTGTTATTCTGGAAAAGTATGGGGTGGTCAACTACACCTAGTTTAGCTTATGGTTGGGTTACCGTTGACCCTAGAAGAGACTATGGGGGTAACGGTCCTATGGCAGTTAGGTCAGTTACAGGGAGTTCATTCGGTATTACAAACGTAGATTTAGTAGCTACAGACTATACCGTCAATAGTAGTGGAAATGTCGCGGCAGCAACTAACGTAATAGCAAATGCATCCGGAAATGATAAATTTAAAATGCAAGCTAACAATGGAATACCTGTTGGGTTATTAAGTACTTGCTCCTACAATAACTACACATGGCAACTATCGGTTAATTCTACAGATAATGATGATGATTATATAGCGGTGGTTTTAGCAGCTTTTAGAGATGACGAAGGTAAATATGGACCATCGGGAGTTACTCACACTATAGATTTGGTATTAAATGCTAGGTCAGGTAGTACAGCAGTGTTCCAAAACTGGAATAAAGGTGCGTACGGGTTTAATAAAACCACACCACCACTATTTGATGACTGTAATGGTGGGTGTATCACAGCACAAACAACTAACACATTTAATGTTAATAGGGGTAATACTATTATGATGAATACTGGTTCCGCTACACCCTATACCAAAAACTTAAATTGGGACGATAATGGGTCCACACGTATAAAGATAAAAAGGTGGGGGGAACTAGGTGAACACTTCAAAATCTTCTTCACCGATACCATGTACGAGAACACCACACCAGCTGGAGTAACTAAAGGTGTGGGTGATGCTAATCCATATAATTCTGACTACGATATAGAATTTAATTTATTTGATAAAATTTCTTGGACAGGAAACACTAATTATTTAAATAACCCACAACAAGCACCTTCTTGGGCATCTCAATACTCCCTATGTAAATTTTTAGGGTCTAAAAAAATAGGTGTATGGGCATCATCACAAGAAGACACCAATTGGTACCACTTCCAGTTTACAGGTAGTTCATATAGAAATGAAGTCATAGCACCACTTTGTGGTTCAGTAGATGGGCCTACAACCACAGTTACTATTACCGCAACTACAGGAACAACATTAAATTTAACTGAAAGTAATACATGTAATGCATATTTTGGGTGTGATAAAGGTGTCCCAAAAGTAAAACCTAGAGTAGTAGCAAAATTACAAAATATGCCATCACCTTCTTTAACGGTAAACGGTCTTTCCAGACCAAAAACCACATTAAAAGAAACACAAGGAGGTGTCCCAAAACTTAAAATTTATAATGTTAATGATAGTGAAGGTACAACACTAAAATTCTATTTTGCTGGTAAAACAGGGGACATGGCTTTTGATAATACGTACCCAACATTTAGAATATATCCTTATATATACCAAACAGAACAAGTTGCTACAATACCAGAATATGAAGCCATATTTGATACACTACCAAGTTATGTAGACCCATTCACTAAATCTATAGTATTAAGTGCGGAAACTTATATTCCTTTTTCAGGTTTAGTTACTGGAAGTTCCTGGGAATACATAGTTAAACCAAGTTATTTATATAAAGATAAAATAGGTGTAGATACGGTTACAAATGTAAATCCAATAAGAAGTAGTATATACGATGTCTTAGGAAAAGAAACAATTAATGATGTTTGGGTTGATTCAGCAAAATACCCACCAGATAATACAGTCAATAATAATAAAGATTATTATATGGTTGTGGTAAGTAATCCAGAAATGCCTTACATCCAAAAAAGAGATATTCAAATTCCAGTTGAAGAATACGGTTTAAAAATAGAAAGTTCAACTATTTTTAATATGCCAGAGGTAACAGCAACAACTTATAGTTCTTACACATATGAATACACATTAGAAAATAACCGTGTTGGTGGTCCAGTAGTTGTAGTAAATGGCGTGACTTTAACTGAGGGGGGTAGCGGTAGTACTTTAAGTGGACCACAAGGAGATTTTAGATTTATTAATGGTCAAACTATTAAATTCTACACCGATACCGTACAAAATGGTGATGTGTTACAAGTAATTTATGACGCGGGTATGGGTTCTTATATACAATCTTTAACAGTACCAGCGACTGTACCTAGTACTAGTGCTAATACAAGTATCTATCAGGAAAATGGTTATTACTATATTAAACTAGATAAACAAGCAGCAGGTGCAGTAATGGTATCATTAAATGGGGATATGTTATATAATGACAAAGATTACTATAAAGTTAGTGAAAATAGAATATTTTTAACCGGTTCTGGGTCTACAAAATACAATAGTGGTGATGTAATAAACCTATTTTATAGGACTATATATCAAGTTATTGGATGGTCAGCAACTAAAAACCCTATAGTACCAGTATATTACACTAAAAAACACCCATTAGAAGAAGAAGTTATAGTTACTTTAATGGACGTTAATGGTAACATCGTAAATACACAAAAAAGGGATATAGAAGCAACTAGATTAGGGTCGATACAGTTAGAATTTACATTAAGTACACCTACATTTGGAACTTTCTCTTACACAGTAAGTGTAAAGAGAAAATACCCCCTAATTAATGGGGAAACAATAAAAACGGAGACTAATTCAGAAAGGATATCATTTGAGATAACCAGAGACGTATTCTATTCTCCAAGCAAATTAACAACTAGAATGCAGAGAGAACCAGGAAATTCTTCGGTTATGGGTAATGGGGCTGGTTATTAATTTAAATAAATGAAAATAAAAGGTATTTATCATAAAACAGAAATATTATGGGTTATATAATTAAAAACAGTACACAAGGAGCGATAGTCGCTCGATTAACAGACGCAGGTAGAAAAAAATTATCGGAAGGAAAACTAAACATATCACTATTTCAACTAGGAGATAGTGAAATGTGTTACGATTGCTATAGGACATTACCTGGAAATCCAACATCACCTAGTACCACTGATGGCATTAAAATTTTGCAAGCAGAACATAACGCACAGAACTTATTGGGTCTCCCAGAAAAAAATAAAGGACATGTTAAATATCCTTTTTTAGAAGATGATTCGTCAAGTAGTAATAATTTTGGACCAACAATACCACAACATACTTATGAAGAAGTATTTAATACAGCTACCCCTAGAGGATTCTTTAGTGGTACAACTAATAGTGATGGGTCTTATACCTCATTTACCGCTAGAACCAGTCAATTATATAATTTAAACCCAAACTGGTTATTTTGTGGTAGTGCAATGACAGGGAGTTCTATTATACAACTTATTAGTGCAAGTACAGCATGTCATGATATAGTACCGAACTATACACCAGTAAATGGGGACCTACTATCAGTAACTTATCAGTTTTCAGGGACAAATTGTTCCGAATTAAACTATTTAGGTGCAGCTCAAACTTTGTGGTACCAAGTTATTTCTGGTAATGCAAATAGTGGACAAACTAATGGTAAGGTATTTTTAACTTTAGATAGACAACTACCTAACTTTACAGGAGCAAGTTATTCAGCTTTATCAGCGACGTGTGCACATGTAAGAGTTTATCCACCATATTCCGCCAATCCAATGACAACTACAAGTATCTATAGTTCAGCAAGTACAATTTCATATTGGTGTAACGATACTTTATCTTTTAATAGTTGTTGTGATATTTCGACAAGTGATGTCAAAATATGGAATATGAATATAAATTGGACCCATCAAGTCGCGGGTGTATCCAGTCCTTCTAGTGGTATTTACGAAGGCGTAGATTACTACGGTTCAAGTGGATACTGTGGTTCTAAAGAATATTTTGGTTATGAGAGTAGTAATGGACAAACATTTAGTGATTTACAAGTAGATAGTTATCACGATACAATTGTTAATGGTACATGGTATATAGATTCCTTTGGAAATACAAGAGTAGTTGAACCAGAAGAACAAAAATGTATAGGAATTTGTCATTACACTAATAATACTACAACCGATTTTTATGGTGAAAAATTTGCTTTAAAATACCAAGGAAGTTTACCACTAGGTTCAACAATAGGGGAGGCAAAAAACTTTAAAGTTCATTTACCTTGGTTAATGTGGCATAAAAAGAGTAATAATGGTTCGGGTAATGGTACTGGAAAAGGGGATGAAACTATAATGGGTCAAACATTTTATGTAGACCCACCTAATTTCCCTAACGCATTTCCAGCACAACCAGAAATTATGTACGCTTTACCTAATGGTGCAAACATGAATGACGATGGATTAAGATATTATCATTTATATGATGATAACCCAGGTAACTCAAATTCTAATACACTACCTAATAGAGTTGGTAAAGTTTTTCCAGATTATAAATTGTTTATTATAGACGACCAAGAACTATTGGCAGCGATGTCTTATAAGTCTAATAGGAGTTTTACTCTTCCATCACCTAAAACAGCTAAAATACCGGCAGGAACTGCTTGTGTTTCTTCAGCTTGTACAGCAGGTGTAGTATCAGGTGTGGGTGATAGAATATATTTTTCTTATCTATTTGTTAATAACAGTGGAATACCAACAGGACTACACTGTAATAACTACGTTTGGGAAGAGTACGATGGGGTAGAACCTTTATTTGATGTAGCAATAACATTTGGGGCTGAATTTCCATATTTAAGACCACAAGGTGTTACAGGACCTGGAGTACCAGCAAATAATGGAACAGGTTGGGAAGCTGATAGATTATACCTATTAGTACAAGTAGTAACAAATGGGTCAACAGTAAACATGCAACCAGACCCAAGTAACTGGCAATGGAAAGATGTGACCAATCTAATACCTAATCATACTGTAGGAGATAAGATAGTAGCTACAAATTTAGTAGACCATACATTCTATATTAATGGTAATGACACAACTAATTCTACTACTTGTCCAGCTTATACAGCTATGACAGCATACACACTTAATGATTTCATCAACGTACCAGTTGCATCTACAGGAGCAAATGATTTACAATTTGGTGACGAATATTTCTTATATGGTACAGTAGAGACAGATATTATGGCAACCATATATGAAATGAAACATTTAATAAAATTAGACAGTGGACAATATGACGTATCTACAAATCCAACTTGGGTAGATTATAACACAACAAATAGTACGACAACAACACCTAAATTAACAGAAATAGGATTGTTTGATAACGAGAATGGGTTTCCAGATTTAATGGCTATTGCAAAGTTCCAATCACCGGTACCAAGAACAGGAACTCAGCAATTTACAATAGCTATTGATTTTTAATGGGATATTTAGGCATAAACAATAACGAATTATCTGGTAACACCTTTAGAATTTATCTTTCTGACTACGGTAGAAATTTACTTGCTAGAGGTAGGGGTATTTATCACCACATAGAAAAATTTGGTTTATCGGATTTAGATATTGATTATAGAAAATTTTCACCAACAGGTAACTGTCATAGTCAACTAGGACTAAGTGCACTAACAGGTAGTTGTTTCTACGACTTACCAGATTTAAGAGGTGTGACTACAAGTATCTCTGCTGATTGTGGGACTAATCCAGCTGTAATGGTGGGACCCAGAACAACTTATATAAGTGGCAATTACACACAATACCAAACAACCCTAGGTTCTAATCCTATAAATTCATCTCTATGGGCAAAGTGTACCAGTAATGAGGACACAAAAATAGAATCACCACCTGGAGGTATGAAAAGTTCTTGTTGGTCGCAGGCAAATTCTGTAAGTGAATTTTTCCCAACTTATTGTACTACATGTGCGGACTTTAACCATGATGGTATGGTGGATTTACAAGACCTTAAGATGTTTATAAATTTAATAGGTAGTAAAATAGGTAATCAGTCAGAATTAATAGGTGATTTTAATGGTGATGGTGTGGTTGATGATAAAGATTTACAAAGTTTTTTAAAGTGTATGAGATACTCTACAGGAGAAGATATATTAAACTATTGTGAAGATAAAGAAGTTTTTTGTGGATTATGTTTACACTTAGGTAGTAATTCACCTTGTAACGGAGATTGTATAACATGTATTTAGTATAAAAATAGTTTACAAGATAATTATATAATAATAGGATAAAAGAATATGGCATATATTTCAAGTGCAACAACAGCGACATTACAACTTACGTTAACGGATTATGGGCGTGAACGCCTTATAGTTGGTAGTAAGGGTATAGAAGTAACATTCGACAGATTTGGTATTTCTGATGGTGATATCGATTATAGGAATACTCAAGCACATGCTGATACCACTAGTACAGCTAATAATTCAGCACAATTAGGATTTATCCCAGATGTTACTGGTAATAGAAGTAATTTTAGAAAAGCAGTTAATAATGGGTATAAACAAAAGAATTTCGTATATCAAACACCACAGAATACGAATTTAAATAGACGACAATCTTCACAAAAATTTGTTACTGTTGGTGTTAAGGGAACAAATAACGCGGTAGACTACTATAAAGATAATGTAGAAATAGCTTGTTATTTACACGATTATTATGTACTTAATAAATTATTAGCCGCAAGATATGTTGCCGACCATAAAGACACCATATCTTTCTCACCATCAACAATCGAAAGTTCATGTACCACATATTTCCAAGAAACATTGGGGATTAAAAATGATGACCAATATATACAATTCTTAAATGATTTATCTAATTATGGTGTGGGTCAATACTTAGATTTTTGGGATAGTATAAAAGTTTATGATGGAAATAGTTTTGAAACTGAAAATATAAAATTAGTACCCGAAAAAGATTTTTCTTATTTTAATGCGGTAGCATTAGCAGGTGGTGGTAGTGTGGGTAGTAGAACCGGTAGATTAGAAAATACTGGTATCGACTTTAGTCAAACTATACTAAAAGGTCTTAAAGTACCATCTCCATTCTCTCTAATGTTTTCACCAGGCCTAGCAACTAACAATGTTTACATACCAGGAACTGGACCTGCGGGTATAGGTTTTGAGGCTTTCGATGTGGGTTACTTAAATGTTGGTGGTGAAGCACCTTGGAATAATTCAGCGGAACCGTACCCAACATTTACTATGACAAATGCGATAAACGGTTGGAGTACTAACAGAGAAATAACAAATAATGAAGAAACCGGGGAAAGAATCTCTAATATGTTTATAGGTTTTGTTACTTCTGTAGATATGGAAACAGCTGTTCCTATGTCACCTGAAGGGTTTTTAAATCCAGGATACAGCAATTTCAATACAACAATACCAACTACAAGATTAGTTTTAAATGTTAATAATAATAATTCTAGTACAGCTTATTACCCACTTAAACTTAAAAGATTAACAAAACAAAAAGGTAATTTAGTAAATGTAAACAATCAAAATGCTAAAGGTATGAATATAACTTTAGCACACCCTAGTGATACTTTTGGTCTTTTAATAGGTTCACTACAATATGCTGCTAATTGGAACGACTCTCAGTTAGGTTTAAAATCAGGAGCACCATATTTCACACTACAACCATCTAAAGATAACGGTGTGTATGTAAATGCGGATAGAGTAGCAACCAAACAAGACCCTTACTATACATTAGGTACACAAATGATGAAGATGGCAGATAATATATTTGTTAGTTTAGCTTCACAAAGTAATAGATATTGGAGAACGGATACTTATTCCGGTGGTTACAAATCTGGTTTGAGTGGTACAGGGATATCCTCATATAATATCTCCATACCAATAACATGGAATGTACACTCTTTAAATTCACCTACAGCTACACCATGTAAGGTTACGGTGAGATTTATATTTAATAAGGATGCCGTAAGACATTCAATCCCTTATGAAAATGTGTCATCACAAAACTATTATAGACTTTTTGATAGTGGATTATTCTTATTTTATGGTGAAGATGGCCAATCACAAGCATCTAATTCTAGAGACCCTAGAGGTCATAACTACTTAAGTGGTAGTGCTACATATTCATGGCAAACAAGCGGTGGAAAAGCATTATTTAGAAAAGTAACAAGAGGAACAAAAATATAATATTATGGATATCAACTCAATTAGATGGTTTAGAAATAACGTGAATTACACAGAAAATAGTACAAAGGTTGGAAGAAATGGCATACCTTATGAGGACATGACAAAATCAGGTGCAAGATATAGATTTGTTGATTTTATGAAAGCAGCAGATGGATTAAGATACTATGGTACACCAGGTGAGTATTCAGCAATGTTTGAACCATCAAAATATATTTCAGTATCTAGTTCACCTTCATTAGGTAAGGTAATGTACGTTAATTACCCAGCTAATCCTACATTAACAGAAAGAAAAGTATTTCCTGGGAGTGAATCCAACGGAGGTGGGGAAAGTTTTGCTGCACCACAACATATGATAAAACTTTACTTTGCGGGTAGAACATCATTAAGATTAAATACAGATGTTGGTTCCGCAGGATATAAAACATGGTCTTAATAATTAAAAAAAATGGGAAAACTTAAAAAAATAGATAGTAATCATAAAAATTTAAAATCAGTTTTGGTACCTTATGGTTCTGATGGGTGGAGTACAGTAAGTGGTTCAACCCTAAGATTTACCTCAGCACAAAGAGTTGCTAATAATGGTAGAGCATTTTCTAATTTATATTCATCTTTTGGGATGCCAGCTATATCCGGAGATGTAACATCTTACTTATCTACATGGGCAAATACTGGGTTTAGTGGATTAGCACAAAATAATGTGGTAGTATGTGATATATCTGGGAGTACATATGGAGAATTAATAGATGGTAGGACTATAAAAATAACTATACCTACAATATCTGGAGGTGTATATACTTTATTTAGTTCTTATTATGAACCAGAACCATTTGCTTCTGATAATTCATTACAGGGTGAATATTTCGGTTCTCCAAAAATTGCTGGTAACGCCACCGGTAGACCAGGTGTAGGCTCTACAAATATAGCTTTCCTATTTAACGATTTTATTAAAAAACCGACACTAGCTTCTTCTAACACTAGTATAAGTAGTTGGTCTGATGGATGGCAATCTAGTATAACACCAGTAGGTTATGATGGGGGTGGGACAGACAACTTTAGGTTTGTAGATGTTGTAACATCCTCAAACACACCAAAAGCTTATGCTGTAACACAAGATACACCAGTAGGAATTGCATACCTAGACAAAGGATTTTTGGTAATCACGGACCAAACTTTAGTAAATAATATACGTTTAACAGCGGGTACCACTAATGGAGCGACAGTTGCACACGACGTGTGGTCTGCAGCTACTGCATGTACACAAGTTTATTTTACGGCAAGTACTTCGGCTACCTGTGAATTCTATACTTTTGAGAAACAATTTGAATTAACCCTTACTTTACAGGCAGACTCCAATGAGTTCTATGTTACCGAAAACCAAACAGCAGCTAGTTCTAGTGCACCTTTTTATGGAGCAGGTGGAGACGACACTGGAATGCAATTTGTAAGTAATTTTGGCGAAACATATAAGATATGGGATTTAAGTGATACTTCATCAGCATTTATCACTGAAATAGGGTTGTATGACCAATCTGGTATGTTAGTAGCTGTAGCAAAACCAGATAGACCTATAGAAAAACCAAAAGAAACTCCAGTAACTTTACTTTGTAAGTTAAGGTATTAAATTTAGTTCATGGAAAAAATAGGAAAGAGCCCAAAAGTACTTGGGTTAGACATATCTACAAAAACAATTGGTTGGGCATTATTCGATATACAAAAGAAAAATTTATTAGAACTTACACATTTTTCACCTAAAACAAAAGAAAAATTAGAAAGTAAGATAGAAGAAATGTTGGTGAAAACTAATCAGTTTCAAGAAAAATTAAAAGATTACCGTGAAGTAGGAATTACTAAAGTAATCATCGAGGAACCACTTTTAAATTCTAATAATATTAGAACAGTATCCACACTGATGAGGTACAACTCTTTTATCACCAGAATAATTTATGAAACTTTAGGTATTGTACCAGAATATATATCAACGTACAATTCTAGAAAATACGCATTTCCAGAATTATTTACCGAAAATAAAAAAGGTAGAAAAGTATTATTTGGTAATTACGATGTAGGTTGTGATAAAAAATATATTATTTGGCAAAAAGTTTCCGATGTAGAACCACATTTAACTTGGACTTATACACGTAATAACACATTAAAAAAAGAAAATTTTGATATGTGTGACGCCTATACTTGTGTTTTAGGTTACATGAAAGAAAAATCAATTTGGTAAACATATTGATTAACCTATAAAAATCCCATATATTTTAACATATGGAAGACTCACCACTATTATTAGAATTATTACAGGACGTTTTAGGGGAAATAAACTCACATTATCCTAATAAGGGACAAATATCCTTTGATTGTCCCGTATGTTCCTACGATATTAAAGGTTTAGACAAGGGTGACGGTAAAGGAAATTTTGAAGTAAATTACCATCAAGGAGTCTATAAATGTTGGGCATGTAGTGAAACATACGGCACACACGGTTCTTTAAATAAACTATTTTTAAAATGGGGTAATAGAAGAGCAAAATCTACATGGAAATTAATAGGTGGTGATTTTATAAAAAAAGTAGATAGAAAATATGAAGAAGTTAGATTACCTAAAGACTATATATCATTTACTAAAGCAAATAAATTAACAATACCATATAAAGAAGCTTATAATTATCTAAGAAAAAGAAACATAGATGATAAATTAATCTCTAAATATTCTTTAGGATACACAACGGAAGGTAAATATAGAGGTAGGATTATAATACCTTCATTTGATGAAAGTGGAGAAATTAATTATTTTGTTTCTAGGTCCTATGTGGGACATAAAAATAAGTATAAAAATCCCGAAGCTGAAAAGGATAAAATAATATTTAATGAACATTTAATAAATTGGGATAGTGATGTTTATTTAGTAGAGGGTGTGTTCGACATGTTCTTCATCCAAAACTCAATCCCTATATTAGGTAAGAGTGTTAGTGATAAATTATGGACAACATTATATGATAAATGCACTAAAAATATTATAATATGTTTAGATGGTGATGCTTGGAACGACGCACAAATGTTGTATAGAAAATTAGAAGGTGGTAGACTCACAGGTAAAGTAAGACTACTTAAATTACCACCAGATAAAGATGTGGGTGATTTAGGTGGGGTTGACGGATTAAAAGAAATAACACTATTATAAAATGAAAATAACTAGAGAACTATCAAAGTTTAATAACATAAAATTTCACGATAAAGAACATGTATACTATTTAGATGGTGTAAAAACTAAGTCAGTAACATCCGTAATTGGAAAGTACAAACATCCATTTGATAAGGATTACTGGTCACAAAAAAAAGCAGATGAAAGAGGTATCACTAAAGAAGAAATACTAAAAGAATGGAAATATAAAGCAGATTTTTCTTGTGAAAAAGGTTCTGCTTTTCACGAATACGCGGAAAACTATTTAACAAATAAATTATTTCCTTTTCCAGAACATCGTATTACTGAAGCATTAGGTAGTACAGAAAATATGTTAGAGTGTAAGGGTGCGGTGTTAAAATTAATGGAAATGTTTAATGACTTTTACGATAAATCTTTTGGTAAATTAATCCCAGTACGTGCAGAGATTGTGGTGGGGGATAAAGAATGGGGTGTGACTGGTATGATTGACCAACTATTCTATAATGAAAAATCTAAAAAATTAGAAATTTGGGACTGGAAAACAAATAAAGCTATAAAAAAAGATAATAAGTGGCAACAGTTTAAAAAACCATTAAATCATTTAGATGTCTGTGAACTAAATACATATTCATTACAATTATCCTTCTATAAATTAATAGTTGAAAGAAATACAGAATTAGAATTAGGAGATTCTTACATAGTATGGTTTAACGAAAAAAACGACACCTATAAAATTATGAAATGTTATGATTTTAGAGATGAAATTTTAAAAATAATGTCAGTGTGATTAATAAAAATAGAAAAAATATTTAACAAATGAGTTTTAACAACAAAAAAGTTAATATAAAAGATATCTGGTTTTTTTATGATGATGAACAACCAGATATACAATTCACCAAACCTTGGACTAAAGAATTTTGGCTTAAGAAAGAAAAAAATATAACTTTAAGGTTACAAGAAAAATATAAAACCGAATTATTATCTAGTTATGATTGGGATGAATTAAAAAATAAAATAAAAAAAGAAGGTTATAAACCACTACAATACACTTATATAAAAATTTGTAAAACTAACCCTGAAGTATACCCAAAACCCTACAGGGCATTAGATGGTAATCACCGTTTAAAAGTTATGAAAGAATTGTATGATGAAGGTTTTAAAATAGATGGTGTAGATAATGATGGTACAATTAACGTACTAGAAAAAGAAAGTAAACTATGGAACCAATTATTAAACATACCGATAAGATTTGCTTTAGTATTTTGGGTACCTGTTATATTTTATTTAAAATCAACACTTTTGGCTTTTCTTGGTATAATACTATTAAATTTAATAATACCAGATTATAAGACTAAGTTTAAAAACACCAAACACCCTATAAAAAGATTGGGTTGGTTATATAATATATCTACAACAAGTTATGAATGGGTTATAAGTTTGATAACCAATTTACAGTTTCTTTCTTTAGTTGTAATTCTCGGTTTTTATTGTTATTATATCCTAACTAACCATCTAATAGCTTTTCTATGTATGGTTGGTGGCCAAGTTATAGTAGAAACTTTATTAAGAACCACAAGTAATCCAGAAATAACATACAGAGAAGTATTTAACAAAATAGAAAAATGGTTGAAAAGATAATACATTATTCCGACTTACATTTGAAACTTTATAAACAACATTCTAGAGATAGAAAAGTACTAGAACTTGCTTTGGAAAAATGGAAAAAGGCTCAACCAGATAGGATAGTTTTTACTGGGGACTTGGTTCACTCTAAAAATCAAATGACACCAGAATTAATTGATTTAATGTCATGGTGGATGACTGAAACAGCAAAAATATGTAAATGTGTTTATATTATAGGCAATCATGATTTTTTAGAAAATAATTTGGATAGAATGGATGCTATATCTCCAGTTATACAGAGTTTAAATAACCCTAATATCACCTACTATAAAGATAGGGGTTGTTATGAAGATGAAAATATTCTATGGTGTGTTTACTCTTTAACCAGTCATAATACAAGCCCTAATATACCAGAAGTAACCGACCAATATAAAATAGGTTTATTTCACGGACCTATAGAAGGAGCCTCAAATGATTTTGGTTTTGTCTTTACTGATGGGTATAGTATTGATAGATTTGATGGGTGTGATGTAGTTTTTGCTGGAGATATCCATAAAAGACAAACATTTAAAATACCAAGAAATAAAAAAGCTTATATGATAGGGTCTACTATAATACAAAATTTTGGAGAATCGGTAAAAAACCACGGGTATGGAACGTACATAGTTAGTAAAGAAAAATATAGATTTACAGAACTAGAAAATAATCAACCATATCTTAATTTTAGGATTAGAGATATAGAAGATATAGAAAATGAAAAAGAAATTTTAACAAATGGGTGAAAAAGAATTAAAAAAATTAGTAAACCAACAAAGTAATGAAATTAATGAACTAAACGTTGTTATAGACACTCTACAAACAGCTTTACGAACAACGAGTAATTACCTAAAAGACCATCCAGATTACGATAGTATTTTTACTACAAGTGCAAAGTGGTCCTTGAATTATAAACGAGGTGAAAAAATATGAAAAGTATAAAAGAATTTTTAGGTAATACTATAAAAAAAGAGTTTGAAGATTATTGCAAACTTAATGAAATTGAAGATGTAGAACATTTTATAAAAAAATGTACTAAAGACGGTTTAACCTTAGACAAATATGGTGTAGCACCATTTCTACCTAAATCACAAATACAAGAAGTTCCTGTTGAAAAGGAAATAATAAAAGAAGTGATTAAAGAGATACCGGTAGAAAAAGAAGTTATAATAGAAAAAATTGTAACAAAAGAAGTAAAAGATACCCAACTTATAGAAGAATTAGAAAAATTAAAAAAAGAGTTGGTGGAAAAAAATAATACAATAAACGAACAAAAAGAAGAATTAAAAAAACAAGAAGACGTGTTAGAACATTTCAAACAAGTAACAGTAAATAGAAGAACTAAGTATATGAAAACATCTAACCTAACAGACCCTTATTTAGATTAAAAAATTATGGAAACACTTATATGGATTTTAGCAGCTTACGGAATGTCCCAGATACTAGTATTTGGTAGTATATTCGACACCACAAGAGAATGGATAACTAAAAAATCAACATTTTTTGGAGACTTATTGTCATGTATGATGTGTACATCGACTTGGGTGGGATTTTTCTTTTCCCTCGCATTTTATTCTCCGACATTATCAATGATTACAATACCTTATAGTAATATATTTTTTGATGGTATGTTAGCGAGTGGTGGTGTTTGGGCTATTAATGCAATTATTGAATGGTTTGAAGAGAATAAACCACCTAAAGAAGATTAACATCGAGCTTTTGGGTTACAAAATTTACCTAATTTGTTAACTTTTCCACCAGCTGGAATACTTAAACCATTAGGTAAGTAATTTATTGGGTTTACCCTTTTACCACTTTTATCAAAAATGATATAGTGTAAATGAGCTCCCATAGAATTACCCGAACCCGGGTCTCCTCGTTCACCACCAGAAACACCAATAGGAAATCCTTTAGGTACCTGTATACCATATAGATTTTTATTAACTACCTTCAAGTGACAGTAACCCACAGCATGACCACTATTACATTCTATTTTTATATATCCACCACAATCACCAGCATCATCCACAGCTCTAGTAACAGTTCCAGCACAAGCAGCTATTAAAGGTTGTGAGTCACCCTCTCCTTTTGTTTTTAAATCCACACCTGAATGACATCTATTCCATCTATGACCATAACAACTATTAATATAAGGGTCTACTAACGGTACAGGATATATATCTGGGGGTGAAGAATTCATTAACATATTTATTGGGATATATTGTAATATTTCCTCTATTTGTTCTTTAGTTAAAGACCTTAAAAATAGAACATCTTTTTCGGTTGGGTTCTGTAATTTTTCCTGTAACCTACCCACCAAACCACCCAACTTCTCAAAAGCTTCAGCCGTACCCTCAGGACCACCAAAAAGTTTTTCTAGACCACTAGCCATAAATCTATCCAACCAACCTTTCCAGTCTTGTTCTACCAGTAAGTTACTCTCTACTAATTTTAGATATTGCCTTTCTTTTATAAGAATCTTCATTATATTGATTTATAATAATAAATATACGATATTGTATATATGTCAATCAGTATCTCTTGCATAATAGTAAATAACCTTAATGATTCTTTTGTAAAAAAAAGACTAATACCTAGTATCCTAACTAACACAGATTCTGATGTAGATTTAGAGATTATTGTGGTAGACAATAGTCCCGAACAAAATTTTAAATATAAAAATATTAAAGTGGTTAAATCAGAACCTTTTCACCTACCTAAAGCATTTAATATAGGTGTTAAAAATAGCACTAAAAAATATTTAGCTTTTTTTCATGATGATTGTGAAATATTAGAAAAAAATTGGGTAAATAAATTAGTTAGTAATTTAACTAATGAAATAATTGCTGTAGGACCAGAATTACACACAGATGTTATACCATATAATAAAATAACTTGTACAGAATACTTAAAGGAGGTTCCTCTGGTTATTAAGAAAAAAAACTTTTTAGATTTAGGTGGTTATAGTGAAGAATATTATTTTGGGTATGAAGATATTATATTAAGTGATAGCATTATAAAGTTGGGTAAGAAAATAAAAAAAATAGATATAGACTACAACCATTTTAATGGTATGAGTACAGTACTAATAAACACTAAATATAACCCAGAAATTAGTGATGAAAAATACAAAAATATAAAAGAAAAATTTACCACCATTACTAGTTTAAAAAGTTTTAGGAAGTATGAAATAAAAATATTAAATTCGTTTAAAGTAAACATAAATACATTAATGATACCATTATGGGGTAAAATAATACTATGGTTTTTGTCTATATTTACTGGTAAAATTAACATAGGTAGGGGTTTAACCCACACTTTAGGTTATATGAAAGCATATAAGTATTGGGATGCTAAATACAATGAAATTCCCACAGAAATCATAACTGAATTACAACCAAAAACTAAAAATGATATGGAAACTTTTTTAGAGGACGTAAGAACACACCAAAACGGGAAACTATATAATAAATTGGATAAATATAAAAATAAAATATTTGTGGAATATTTTAAAAAATAAACCTATATTTTTATTATGATTGCTAAAGATAAACTAGATAACCCTTTTATAAAAGTAACCTGGGAGGATATACCAGAAAACTTTACCCAAGAAAGAATAAAAAGAGCGAGAACCTACTTTCAAAGAAAATACAATTCTAAGAATGTTACGGTATTGACTAAAGCGATAGATAGAAAAGATGGTGACGAATTAGATTTAGATATCGAACAAAATGTCCTAGACCCACTATACCAAAGAAATTTAATGTCACAATTTGTAATGGCAAATGATATGGGTGTGGAATTAGATTTATTAAAAAGACTAGATGATAAAGTAAATGCAAAAATTGCGGATGAGGCAGAATCAGATATAAAGTATAAGAGAGTCTACATTAAAAAGATAAAATTTTCTAATTTTTTATCTTTTGGTGAGAATAATATATTGGACGTAAAAGAATTAGGTGGAATAACGGTAATAGATTCTAACCCACCTAATTTTGGGGGTAAATCGGTATTAGCTGTTGACTTAATATTATTTTTGTTTTTTAACACCACAACTAAGACTAGTAAGGCAATAGATATTTTTAACAGATTTAGTAAAAAAAATGAAGTTTTTGTACAGGGAGAAGTTGAAATTGATGGTAATGAATATATTATAGTTAGAAAAATAAAAAGAAAAAAAACTAAAAAGGGTGGTTGGTCAGTTAGTACTAGTCTAGAATTTTTAGAAAGAAAAAAAGACGGTTCATTACAAAATTTTACAGGTGAACAAAGAAGAGAAACAGAAAAGTTTATAAAAGAGTCGATAGGGACAATGAACGATTTTCTACTGACAGTTTTATCCACAGCATCCAATTTAGAATCACTAATAGAATCCAAACCAACCGAAAGAGGTAACATACTGAGTAGATTTATAGGTTTAGAAATTTTAAAAGATAAAGAATCTATGTGTAAAAAAATGTATTCTGAATGGTCTAAAAAGTTAATATCAAACGTATACAACGTAGAAGAATTAAAAGAGGAAATAAAAAATAATAATACACAAAAAGAAAATTTAACACAAATTAATGTAACCCATAATAGTAATTTAGAACTGTATAATACCGAATTAAAAAGCAAAAACAACTTAAGAGACACCTTGATAAGTCAAAAAATTACAGATATAGATACTGAAATTCAGAATGTAAATCCACGACTAGTAGAAGAAAAAGTATTAGATGAAGAGAAAATTTTAGAGTCTTTAAAATTAAAGGTGAAAGCTTATGGTGATAAACAAATTCCGGAAGATATAGATTTAGAGTATTTTGGTAAAAAAACTAAAAATAGAGATGAAATACAATTAGAAAAAGTACAAAATATCACAAATTTAAAAAATCTAAATAAAACATTACAAAATTTAGTAGAGTCAGAAGTATGTCCTACTTGTAAACAAAATTTAAAAGATGTGGACCACACCGAAGAAATAAAAGAATTAAAAAATGAAATAAATACACTATCTAAACTCATAGAAGTAAATAAACAAAAATTAGAAAATCTAAATAAAGAACTTGAAGTACTAAACACCAAAAAAATAATTTTCGATGAGTACGAAAAAGAAATGTTAAAAAAAGAACGACTGGTACTAGAGGTTGGGCAAAAAGAGTTAGAAGTAGAAAAATTAAAAAATAAGTTAATAAAGTGGAAACAGAATAAAGAAAGACTGGAAAATAATAGTAGAATAGAAAAAGAAATTTTAACTTTAGACTCCAATATAGACGTTTTAAAAAATAAAAAAGAAACCACATTTAAGGAAATAGAATATAATACCAACCAAATACTCAATTGTGAAAGTGTGGTAAAAGATTGTACCACTAAAATAGGTAAAATTAAAAAAGAAAATGAGGTAGATAAAGTTTTTCGAGCTTATCTAACTATTTTTGGGAAAAATGGCATAATAAAAACTATTGTAAAAAGTGTGGTACCAAAGTTAAACAATGAATTAATGAGATTATTAACCGATGTTACGAAGTTTATGGTAGAGATTAGAGTTAGTGATAAAAATGAAGTAGAGTTTTGGATGGTAGATAATGATTCTAGGGTTGAAAAACTACTAGTTACTGGAAGTGGGTTTGAAAAAACATTAGCTTCACTAGCTATTAGAACTGTACTAACTAAAGTATCCTGCCTACCCAGACCTAATGTGACAGTATTTGATGAAGTTTTAGGGAAAGTTAGTAATGATAATTTAGATGAGGTTGGTGTATTTTTTAGTAGACTTAAAGATTATTTTGAAAATGTATTTTTAATAACCCATAATCCTTTAGTTAGAGAATGGGCGGATAATAATTTAACAATAGAAAAAGAAAATAACATTTCTAAGGTAAAATAAATATTTATATAATATGAGGAAACAAACAAGAAAATATTTGTTATATATGTTTGGTAATTGGAAAACCCAACAAATCAATAAAGATATGGTCAATAACATTAAAGATGTCATGGAGACCATAATATATGGTGATGAATTTAGTTTTGTTACCGGTGATAATGTTATAATAATGTGTCTTAAATCACAGATGAGTTTTGAGGAGATAGAAGATATTCTACATGAATTTTTAAATGAAAACATTAGTGCTTTTTTCATAATGCCTAAACCTAGAAAATTAGGTTATAGGTTAGAAAAAAATTTAGAGTCACATTTATTTAACCCTAAAGAAATAAAACATAAAAAACTAAAGAAAAAAATAAGTCCTGAATTAAGTGAGGCGTTAACAGCACAACTAAAATCATTAGTAGATAGTAGACTCAAATTAATTAGGAATGTTTTAGAAAATCCACACCAAGTAAAACCAACCCAAAAAATGATTGTTCAAAGCTTTACTTTAGATTCATTATTAGATAAAATAAATGATACAGGGATAGAAAGTTTAACTGAATCCGAGTTAGAATTTTTGAATAAATATAATGAAAAAGATTAAAATGAATTTAGACACCACAAAATATAAATTAGCAATATGGACAGAAAATGAGTGCGAAGGATGTCAAGAACTAAAGGTTAAATTAAAAGAATTAAAAATTCCATTTGAAAATAGATGTATAACAGTACCTAAAAATAAATTAGGTAATCCAGATAGGTTATCTCCTGAAGCACAAAATAGATGGGATTTTATGGATACTGATAGAGATAATCCAGGTATTATAAAATACACACCAGTCATAATAGTAGAAGATGTGGATGGAAACTCAGAGTACCTAAGTGCTGGTGGAGCATTTGAAACTACTGATGAAGCAGTAGAACTACTCAAAAAATACTGTAAATAAAACACAAAAACATTTGGTCTAGTCAAAATTATTTATTAATTTTGTATACAACAACAATATCTGACAAAAAGTCAGGTTTACCTTAATGGTACACTTATTGTAGTATTAATTAATAAATAAATAAAATATGGCGAAAAATACATTCATAAATCAAAGTGAAATATCACACTACTTAAAAGATGTTAGAAAAAGGAAAGTTTTAACAGCAGCTAGAGAAAAAGAATTAGCAAAATTAATACAAAATCCAGAAACTACACCTAGTGTAGTAGCAGAAGTACACAAAGAATTACTAGAAGGTAACCTAAGATTTGTTATTAGTGTAGCAAAAGACTACCAAGGACAAGGGGTTGATTTACCAGATTTGATAAATGAAGGTAATTATGGTCTTTTAAAAGCAATTAATAATTTTGATTGGGATAAAGGATTTAGATTTATATCATACGCGGTCTGGTGGGTTAGACAATCAATTCTACAATGTCTTAATGAAAATGCAAGAACTATAAGACTCCCAGTTAATATAATCCAAGAACTACAGAGAGAGAAAAAGAAAATAGGTCAAGAAATAGATAAATTTAATAGTAAATTAGCTCTTTTACCCACAACAATCAATTATGATAAACCAATAAATGAAGAAGGCGATACATTAATAGACTTAATTATCAATCCAGATGCGGATAGCCCAGAAGATGCTTTTAAAGATGAAGTTAACCTAAAAGATGAATTATACAAATTAATGAATGTTTTGGATAATAGGGAGAGAGACATAGTTGTTGATTATTATGGATTAAATGGTAATACACCAATGACACTCCAAGAAATAGGTGATGAATTAAGTTTAACCAAAGAAAGAGTGAGGCAAATTAAAGAAAAAGCTTTAAGAAAATTAAGAAATGATAGTTACAATCTGTTAGACTATCTAAGTGAATGATATTTATCTATAAAAGTAATTGTGAAAAAAAGATTATTTCCATTGATAATAACATTAGCAGCGTTAGCGGTATCCGGTAGTGCAGCATTCTATTCTGTATTTGGACTGAGTAAATTGTTTGCAGGAGCAAGCACACAAGTAATCATAATGGCAGGTAGTTTAGAATTTGCAAAGTTAGTCGTTGCTTCTTTATTATATCAATATTGGGATACTATAAATAAAGCACTTAGAACTTACTTATCAATCGCATGTTTTATTTTGATAATTATTACGAGTGGTGGTATTTATGGTTTCCTATCTGGAGCATACCAATCCACAGCAACTCAATCAGAGTTATTAGATAAATCATTAGCTATACTAAATCAAAAACAAATTAGGTTTGAAGAAACTAAAGAAGACCTAACACTAGAAAAAACCCAATTAAATAAATCAATATCGGAGTTAAGAGTTTCACTCTCAAATCCAAGTTCGGTATCATATTATGATAAAGAAGCTGAACAAGTAATTACAACCACATCTAGTTCTACAAGAAGAGCATTACAAGCAGAATTAAAAAGTACAATTGAGGATAGAGATGCAGTCAATATAAAACTAGAAGCTATATTAGACTCAATAAATAAAACAGATATAGCATTATTAGATAAAGAAATAGATAATGAAGCTGAAAGAGAATTAGGTCCCCTCAAATACCTTGCTGAAACTACTGGAAAACCTATGGGTCAAGTAGTTAATTGGTTTCTATTATTAATTATATTTGTATTTGACCCATTAGCAATAGCATTAGTAGTAGCAGCTAACATGGCTTTCGCACAAATAAAAAAGAGAGAACCTGAAGTAAAAATGTCTGTACCAGATGGGTTAGAATTTAATACACCATATACTATGGAAGAAGTGTCAGCAGCATTTGCTAGACAAGACGCTAAAAGAAAAAAAATAGAAAAAGAAGATTATTTTAGTGATTTAGAAGATTATATTAAGGAAGATTTAGATATAGATGAAGAAAGAATGAATATCATAGGACAAAACGGAAATGACGGTCTACACTATGAAGAACCAAAAGAAAAAAATATCATCACCTCAACAGAAAATTTAACAGAACAACAAATACAAGACTTAAGTAGGGAGATAGGTAAAAAAGAAAAACCAATAAAAGAAGACCCAATAAAACCAACTACAGAAGAACTTGAAAAATTAGCAGAAGCTCTTAATATTAGTTATAATGAAGATGATGTGCCGTTAGATAGGTTAACAGACACAACACAAACATTAATACATAAGAATATAGAAAAAACACAAAGTGATGGTGAAGAAGAAAGAAATCTCAAGTATAAAGGTAGATAAACCAAAACAAATACTTTTGTGTAATACTAATAGAGAATACAAGTACTACACGAAAGGAATCAAGTACAGACTTAATGGCAAGTACCAAAGAATACCAAATTTTGTAGTTAAAAAAGATGGTAAAACAGAGTTTTTGAATAAAGAAGATGTCACCAGTTTTTTTCTGGAAGGTTACCACAAAAAAGATAGTATAATTGTAATAGCTTTAGAAAATAGGGGTTGGTTACGTAGAAGAAGTACTGACGGTAAGTACGTTGATTGGTTAGGTGATATTTATAATAATAAAGCTCATGAAAAAAAATGGAGAGGTGAACTATTTTGGGACGGATACACTACTGAACAAATGAAGGAAGTAGCTAAACTTATTGACCTAATATGTGAAGTTAAAAAAACAGAAAAAAACTTTATAGGTCATAATGTTTTAGTAGATGGTGTACAGGATTTTAAAGGAGTAGTTTCTCGAAGTAATTATAATGAATATTGGACTGATTTAGGTCCATCTTTTAATTTTGAAATATTATGAAAAAAACAACTAGAATAAAAGATTATACCGATTACGGAAATCAACAATACGATGAGATGAAGTCTCTTTTAAGTAAGTCTAAACAACTTTTTGAACAAACAGATGGTCAGACCATTCTGGATAGAGAAAAAGAGAAGACAGAAGAGTATGAGGTTTCTAGTGGTAAAATTGTAGTACATGGATACACAACTAATGATGTTACTTTAACCGATGAAGAAAAAAACAGCTATCAAGAAACTATGGATGATTTTGTAGAACAAGTTTCTGATTTAGTAGATTATAATTCCTTAAACATATATGAAAATAATGTGGAGTGGAGTGGACAATTAGTAAAATTTGATGTGGAGTTCTTTTATACAGTAGGTGAAAGAAATGGGGTGTACATAAATGGTGAGATGATTAAAGTCGATAGTGAGTTCCTTGAAATGCTAAATAATTTAAAAGATTATTATCAAATATTTTCAGCAAAATGGGCATCAGTATTGGCCGATAGAAAGTCAACTAAAAAAATAGAAGCAGAAAATCAGTAATATGGAATTTTTAAAAAAATCATGGAAATGGGTAGTTGGGGTTATAGGGTTCTTTATAGGTTTTGTTTGGTTTATGAACGCTAATAGTAGTAAAAAAGTTAAAAAGATTAAAAAGAAGATTAAATCTAATGAAAAGAAAACAAAAGAAGTCGATAAGAAAATAGAAAATGTAAAAAAGAAAAAGAAAGTCACCAAGAAAAAAATTGAGGAGACAGACAAAGAATTAAAAAAACTTAAAACCAAAAAACCTAAAGTAAAAAAGAAAACAGGAAAACAATCAGCAAAAGCATTAAAAGACAGACTTAAAAAAAGTAATTAACAATGAAAAAATTAGTATTAATATTATTATTGCTTACTCCAGTATGGGCCTTTACTCAAACACATACTTTTACTGAAAAAGAAGTGGTTGAAATGGACTCATTATTCCAAGTGTACGAACAAACTGATAGTTTACAAAAACTAGAGATTAAGTTACTTAGGAACCAAATAATAAACTATAGAACATTACATACCCAAGACAGTCTACATATTGCTTTTATGAATGAGAAGACAGACTTACTAAATCAAAGAATAGAACTATATATAGATTTAACAAAAGAATTAAGGCCAAAATGGTACAATAAACCTGCAGTTCACTTCTTTTTAGGTGCAGCGACAATTGTTACGGCTTCTTGGGTCGTATCTAACGTTAAGTAGTATTTATAGTATATGGCATTAACTAATACTGATAAAAAAGAAATTGAAGTAATAGCTCGAAGAGAGATTAAAAATTTCATGTCTAAACCCCAGTTTAAAAACGAGGTTCAAAAACTTGTTGCGGATGAGATTAAAAAAGGGAGAAACACTAGAAGTGAAATTGTAGATATAGTTAGTAAAGTTATGTTAGAACTATATAAAACATTCTGGTTTAGACGTAGTATGTGGCAATCAGAAATAAAAAGAGTTAGGTAATATGGGTATAGAAGCTTTAAAAAAAAATTTAAAAAAAGCCATTAATAAAAGTGGGGGTAATGTTATGAAGGTTAAAGACCTAGTTCCAAAAAACCTAAAAAGTGCGTATAACATGGAAGAAAACAAAAAAAAGAAAAAAAAGGATGAAGAAATGGACGAACAAACTACGTCAGCGAGTGCCGGTGCATTTGTGGCTCCATTAGGTGTGGACCCTAGATTTAAATCTAAAAAGAAAAAAAAGAAAAGACAGGAAGAAGTCGGTGAACAAACTACGGCAGCTAGTTCAGGTCAATACGTAACACCAAAAGCGTGGGCAAAAAATAAAAAAAATTGGAGGGGAGCAGCAAAGACCCAATTCCCTGGAGGCAGATTTGTTAAAATAAAAGATAAGTGTAAAACTTTCCCATACTGTAATCAAGGAGATATAAACGCATTAGATTTAACAGAGAATAAAAAAATTAAACAAGCCATCCAAGAAGTTAGTAAAAAAACAGGTAGAGATAAAAAATATGTAAGAGAGTTAGTGAAAAAAGAAATCGAGGAGATTATAAGAAGAAGTATATATAAGTCTCCTATAACCTCTATATTAGGACCAGAAACTAAAATGGATAAACCAATTGGTAAAATATTCACTATGGGGTCCAATGTTGGAGGCAAATACGAATAATTAGATATTTATAATAAAAAGAAATTATGTCAATATTAGCAACTAGTCCGGATTTAGATAAAATTATATCAAAAGCAATCAACAGAATTGGTGAAAGTCACGCGTTAACTCGTGATAATTCTGGTGTAGAAATGAACGCAAAAGAAGTAGAAGAAGATAGAGTAAAGTTTAGAAACGAATCTACAAATAAAGTTATCGAAGAATCACTAAAAGCTGCTGCTGATGAAATGGCAGAAAGAATGGTATTAGAGAATACAATAGAAGGTATGATAAAAGATGTTGTTAGTAAACAACCAGAAAATAACAACCTTCAAGAAGATAAAGACAATGAAACTCCAGTGGTTAATGAGACTACAAAGGAAGTTATTAAAAAAATAGTAAATAAAAAATTAAAACAATCAATACAGGAAGTAAAGAAAGGAGATAAAGTACCTGGATATGATGCTTATGAAAAAGCACATAAAAAGTCTAAACAAGAAACAGACCAATACCACAAGGACACAAAAAAGAAGTTTAGTGAATATGAAACTTTTGAAGGTAATGATAATCCAGATTTTCCACACCAAGAAATGTCAAAAACTAACAACAAGGGTGCTGACGGACAATACCAGTACTATAGAAATAATGATGAGGATGCTGAGTTTATAGAAGATTTTGCTCATCCAGGACTTATAGATTTTGATATTAATAATATAAACATGGAAAGACTAACTAGTTATTTAGAAGGTTCTTCTGAAACAGGTAACGCACAAAAAGATGAAAATGGTGAAGATTTAGGTAATGTGGTTTCTAGTGATTTAGGTGAAAAAATGTTAAAATCGTCAGAGAGAAGAAAAGAAAAAATAGCCGCTAATAAAGCTTCTATGACAAATTTAAGAGGGTATACACCGGATGTACAAAAAGTAAAACAGGTTAAAGAAGATGTTACTACTGATATTGATAAAATGAAAAAATTGTGGATATACAATAAAACAACACAATAAGTCTTTACCTACACCCACTCTCATACCTATCTTTAATTAAATAAAAGATATGGAAAGTAAAAGATTACAACCAGAACAATTTTATAAGTATATAACCGAACCTATAGAGAAGGAAGAAATGGCTCTTTGGGTTAAAGCTTATAATATAAAATCTGAAAAAACTGAATTATTCTTTGACTTCATCAATTCTTTATTTACATTAATAAGGGAAACTTACTTAGGTGAAGATATCATGAAGAAAGAAGAAGACATTAAAGGACATTTTACTTGGTGTTGGGACAAAGTAGTCTCTAACTTTAAAAAAGAAAATATAAACTTTAATGAGGTTGGTAATCACTATGAATATTTCTGGAATTTTTTTTACGAATCCTTCTATATAGCTAAAGAGGAGGAAACGATACCAAAAATTAGTATGTTTTTTAATAGGATGTTTAAATTATATATTCAAAAAACTAAATCAGAATTAGATTTATTATCAGAAATGTATAGTATTTTGAATAGTAACTTGACAGACCGATAATAATTTTTTAAAATTAACAGTATGAGAATATTAAATATAGTAACTAACGAGTTTATACTAGAAAAACAAAAACTAGAAGCTGAATTAGAAAGATGTTTAAATATACAAGATGAGGAGATGACATTAAAAATAGATAAACTGAAATCTCTTATTAATAAACTGTCAGAGACTAACCAGAATATTATGACCTGGGAGTCCTACATAAATAAATTTAAAGAAGAAAAATAATAAAATGGAAACATTAACAAGATTAGAAACATTAGTAACAGCAGTCAAAGTTGACGCTGAAAAATTCTTTGACAAGAAAAATAAAAGTGCAGGTATTAGAGCTAGAAAATCAGCTCAAGAACTAAAAAGTGTATTACAAGAATTAAGAAAAGAAATCCTAGAAGAAAGTAAGAAGTAATGAGTGGTTGGTATTTTACATTAATTTTCGTTTTTTCACTTTTAGTGATAAGTAAAAATATTTTTAATTTTATTTTAAAACTTATTGCTAGTGAACCAACAGAATATATTCTAAGTGAAAAAGAATTAATATTTTTAGGGGTTTGTATTTCTTATAGTATTACTTATTTAATATATTAGATATGAGTTTATATAAAGAAATAAAAAAATTTGATAGTTATTTTAATAGTGTGAGAATACACGAAGGTCTATTAATTGTAGACGTGATACTGCCAACAGGTTGGGAAGATAAAAAAATTCTTGCTACAAAACAAAGTAATGTACAAATAAAATTGGGTGACGCAAATGACAAACAAAAAATAGTTTCTTTTTTTAGTACTTTTGATGCTGATGGAGTAAACGAATTAACAGAAGCCATCCAAAATGTAATAAAGTGGAATAAAGATTTAGAAGAAAAAAATCAACTACTAAACCTAAAAATATTAGAACTTAAAAAAATGTTTTCTGAAAATGATGTAAACTCATTAAGGAAATTAGATTTTTCTTTTAACAAATTAGATTTAGAGATAAATGGACAAGAACAACTTAGCAAATTGGTTCCAGAAGGAGTTAATCAAGGACAAAAAGGAAGTAATTAACCACAAAAAAAAACTTATTCGTGAAATAAAAAACGCGGGCGTAAAAGGTATTTTCTATAAGTCAAAAAAAAAGGAAAAAAAAGATAGTATATGGATGAAGTTGAAAAAAATCTTAGGTTTTTAACGGACTGTGCAGAGATATCGGAAAAAATAAAATTAAATCCATTTCTAAAACAGACCACTATTACCGTACACATAGATTCCATAAACTACCCTTATTTATTAAGTGAGGTGGAAGAGTTTGTAAAAATGAGAGTTGATAAGTCTAACCCTACAATATCAATAATGATTAATGACGTAGAATTTTTATTTGTAAAAACTTAATAAGTAAATTGTTTTCGTAAAAAAGACCTATTATACCCTACATTAACTAATATATCATATAATTGTTTTCTTTGTATTGTATTTGTATCTGTAACAAATAAACAATCATAACGACCTACACTTAAAAATTCTAATTCTATTAGTTTTAATAGTCTTACAGCGTCAGATACCGTCTTTAAACTAAATAAATTAAATCTATCATCTTTTTGGACAATAAGTTTATTGTTAAGTGTAAATATTTGTTTAAATTCCCTATCAGATAATGATAAATAAGACTCTATAAGGGAATCAAAAGATATTTTATTTTTAGTGGTGTGGTCATAAATTTTCTCTTCTTTCCAGTACGGTAACATTTTAATTATGTTATAATTAGAATTACCTATGTTAACTTTCTTAGTTCTACCTATAGAATCTTTAACATACACACTCTCTTCACTATCTTCTGTAGTTACAATAGCCAACTCAAACATAACCTTTTTACGAGATATATAATCTGTTATGAATTTAGGCTTTTTTTCTGTGATAAATTTATTATATTTCTCTAAAATACTTTTTTTATTGTTGGATGAAAAGAATACTTTTACTCTTTCACCATTCTTAAATAAAACTATTTTATATTTATTTCGATTATATGACATATGAATAAAGATTATTATAAAACTTTAAATATCAATAGAAATGCCACTCAGGATGAGATAAAAAAGGCATTTAGAACTCTATCTAAGACTCATCACCCCGATAAAGGTGGTGATGAAAACACATTTAAAGAAATGTCAGAAGCTTATGATACTTTAAGTGATGAAAAGAAGAGGCAAAAATATGATATGGGTGGAAAAAATCCATTTGGTGATTTTGGAGGCGGGGGTCCTTCACCGGACGACTTATTCAATCAATTTTTTGGGCGTAGACAACAAAGAAGACAGGTAAGAAAAGGAAGGAATCTTAATATCCCATTAAAGGTTACCTTAGAAGATGTTTACCTGGGTTCAGTTAAAACTTTAAGATATCGTAGAAATGTGGTGTGTAAAGACTGTACGGGTACCGGTGGGAGAACACAACAGTGTACTTTTTGTAATGGGAAAGGTAGAAAAGAAACTATTGTTGGTAACGCTTTCTTTAAACAAATGAGGACCGAAATCTGTAACCCTTGTAAGGGAACTGGTAGATTGGTTATAAAAGCATGTAATTCTTGTGTTGGACAAGGTTATACAGACGAAGATAAAACGATAGATTTTAAAGTACCACATAATTTACAAACCGGTCAACAATACTCATTTAGATTAATAGGTGATGAAATAGTTAATGGTGAACCCGGTGACCTATTCCTAGAAGTGGTTATACTACCCCACCAACACTTTAAATTAATAGGTAAAGATTTAATATATGAACCTAATATATCTGTTATCGATTTAATGATTGGTACACGAATAGATATCCCTCATTTTGATGGTAAAATAACTGCAACTGTTAAACCAGATAGTAACCTTCATGACTCTTTCCAAGTTAGAGGCAAAGGGATGTTAAATGGAAACCTCATCATTAAACCAAAGATTAGTTTACCAAAAAATTTAAATTCACAAGAAGTAAAATCGTTACAAGAGATTAAAATAAATCGACAATAAAGGATATTATTGTAATATAACCAATGATTATTGGAAACCACCCGAAAATAAAAACTAAAATATGTTCTTTAATGGTGTAATCGAATACCGATAAATCCAGATGTTCATCTACAAATTCTTTTCTTTTTTGTTTCATACCATTTAAAGTATCTTTAAAAGACGGTACAAAATCTTTAATATTCTTATCTAATTTTTTCTTACAATTACTACAGCCCATATTTTTTCTTTAAACATAAATACTAAAATTTAACAAGTAAATAAAACTTGAAAAGCCTATTAAAATATCTTATTATTATACTATGGGAGAACAAACAACAATATTTGACATTATAAAAAACGAAGAGGTTTTTGATTTTGAAGGTCAAAAACAAAATTTAATTAATAATCTAGACACATTAAAGTCTATGTCAGTACAAGAACAAACACTGTACAAAAAATGGCAAGAAATGAATAAGAATGGTAAAATGTCTAAAATTAAGAAAAAACTAGCCACATACCAAAATAATTTATGGACACCAACAGATATTAGTAATGTAGAGGATACTATTAAAGAAATACAATCGTTAGAACCTTATGTAGAAATGGCAACACCAGGAAAGGGAGTTACTGAATGGGTAAACTATCGTAAACTTATTCACACAATGGAATGGGTTGCAAATCCTGGACGTAATATGAAATTCTGGGTAAGAGATAGGAAAACGGACAAAGTACTTGGATTGATTTGTTTAGGGTCCGACGTTACAAGCATTAAAGTTAGAGATGCTTACATAGGTTGGGATAAAACTAATAAATTCGACCAACACAAATTAAACAATACCGCTATCGCAACAACTATCTGTTCCACCCAACCAGGGGGGTATAATATGTTAATGGGTAAATTAGTCGCAGCATTAACTACTTGTAAAGTTATTAGAGATGCGTGGGAAGAAAAATACGGAGATAAGTTAATAGCTGTTGGAACCACATCTCTATACGGTATCAACTCAATGTATAATGGAATGCCACATTTTAAAACAATGGGTGAAACATCTGGTAAGGTTAGGTTAAAACCAGATGATAGTGCATACCTACCTTGGAATAAATGGTTAAAAGATAATCACCCAGAAGAACATAAAAAGGCTATAAGTGCTACAGGACCTAAACAGAACATACTTAATAAAGTTTTTAAACATTGTGGTATAAAGGCTTCAGACTATGACCACGGATTCAAAAGAGGTGTCTATCTTGCAATGATGTATGATAATGGTTGTGAGTTCTTACGAGGTGAGATAGAAGAAAAAGACCTAAAACTCAAGAAAAAATTCCAAGATGACATTCCATACACAGATAAATGGTGGAAAAAAAAGGCTATTAGGAGGTATAAAAATATGTATGAACAAAATAGAATTAAACCAGAACAATTATTCTATTGGGATGTGATTGATTTATCCTGGGAAGAAACACAAAAGAAATATATAAAAGAAGTAGGGAGGTAAAATGTTACAAACAATATTATTAATATCGTTATTTATTCTAGAAATATTTGCTTTTGGGTGGTTAATCTGGGAAGCAAAAATAGGAAGAGAAAAAAGAGAACAAATAATTCAATTAGAAAATCAAATATTAAAACTAGAACGAGTTATCATCTCAATGGAAAAAACGATAATTAAAAAAATAGATAAAAAAAAATAAAATGGAAGAAATATTAATTTATACACAACATTACGCAAATAGTATAACAGAAGTTTATCTAACCGAAGACAAAAAAACAGTAATCCAAAAAAAATGTCTTTACTCATCTTGTGGTGAATATAGATATGATATTGATGAATATCTGGATAAAAAAATGGTAGGATATAGACAAATCAGAAAACAAGTTAGTAAAACTAATTATATTATAGATATTGATGGGACTATTTGTGACGACATCCCCAACGAACAATTCGAAAGAATGGCTAACGCAAAACCATACCATAATTCAATAGAAACAATTAATAAATGGTATGAAGAAGGCAATATAATTACCTTTTTTACATCTAGAAAAGAAGAACATAGAGAAGTTACCGAACAATGGTTAAGAGACAATGAGGTAAGATGGCATTATATAATTTTCGGTAAACCAAGAATCCATGAAGACGTTACAGAGTATCATTACATAGATAACCATAAAGTTAGAGCTACTAGATATAAAAAAGATAGTGTCTGGGGTGATTTAGTAAGTACAACAAAAGAAATAAAAGTTTTTCCAAAATAGTACAATAAAATAATAAAAAAGTCGTATATTTGTAGTATGAAAGAAAGAAACACATCAAACTGGGATACAATGGATTTTCAAAACTGGGTAGTAAGAAATATACATCTACTTTTATCCGGTAAACAATTAGAT